CCTGTAGCGCGTCCGGGACCGTGGATGGTGGTAAACCATCATGGGCAAGGCACGACGTTAGCCTGTAGCGCGTCCGGGACCGTGGATGGTGGTAAACCATCATGGGCAAGGCACGACGTTAGCCTGTAGCGCGTCCGGCATAGATACACCCTCAGATCAACCCCATACGGAGCCGCACCGGTATACTCTCAAGATCAGTAACTTCCTATAAGCAACTCTCTTGGTACTTAATGGTTTCAAAGTGTCAGTAATAGTTTATAGAGAATTGTCTTGGTACTTGTAAGATACAGTTTTAGAAGATTAAAAGTTTTACACATTTCCACAAAGAGGGAAATTGAAAATAGTGCTTGACAGATTCTATAACCGTGCTACTCTAACAATGTAAGGAAAAATTAATCCAACAGAGGAGAAAAATCATGGGAACACGTAGTCTAGTTTATGTAAGTGAAACTGAGAAAGCCGCACCTTTTCTGTGTTTGTACAGACAGTTTGATGGCTACCCTTCCGGTATGGGCAGGGATTTGTTTAACCTGCTCAAAGGTTACAAGATTACAAACGGTTTTTCCGGCGACGATGCGGTCTGTGCAAAATGTGGGCGAGAATCTTACGCACATCTTTTGAATGATAAACCGAATCATCCAGATCACCCCTTCGAGACAAAACGGGTTGCTAATGGTATCAATTGTTTGGCAGCAACTCTTGTAAAAGGTCTTAAAGACGGTTTGAACGGCATTTACCTTTATTCTCCACGGACAAAAGATGCTGGACAAGAATATATCTACCGTCTTTACATGAGCGCAGGGACACTCTTTCTTAAAATCGAGGCACAAAATTATGACAACGCCCCGGACGCTTCAAACGCAATTCTGTATAATGGCCCACTTGATGAATTCGACGACGAAAAAATTGTTGAAGAATAATCAAAAAAGTGCTTGACAAACTAACAAAGATTTGGTAGAGTAATTGAGAGGAGAAAAACAATGTGCAACTTCGCAAGCTTTGTACTAACGAAAGATTCGATTTTTTGGTGCGACGAGAGTGATTCTCACGAGGACATCATCAGTGAGAATTCACTTCACGCAGACGGTGTAGCCGGTCCCAATGTTCTTCGAGTGGAAGTATCGCCTACAAAAAACGTAACCGATTTGATGGACTTTGCGTCTTGGCAATACAAAGTCGATCAGGATATAATGCCGGGTTGGTTTGATGCGGTAACGTGCGAAACCCGTACTAGAGAGGCGTTACAGGAACGGTTCAAAAGGGGTTTGAAGGTTGGCGGTAGCCTGTATCTAAACGGTTGCACGGGCCTCAAGGAACTCCCGAATGGTTTGAAGGTTGGCGGTTACCTGTATCTCGACGGTTGCACGGGCCTCAAGGCACTCCCGGATGGTTTGAAGGTTGGCGGTTACCTGTGTCTCGACGGTTGCACGGGCCTCAAGACACTCCCGGATGTTTTGAAGGTTGGCGGTAGCCTGTCTCTCGACGGTTGCACGGGCCTCAAGACACTCCCGGATGATTTGAAGGTTGGCGGTGACCTGCTTCTCGACGGTTGCACGGGCCTCAAGGCACTCCCGGATGGTTTGAAGGTTAGCGGTGGCCTGTCTCTCAACGGTTGCACGGGCCTCAAGGCACTCCCGAAGGGTTTGAAGGTTGGCGGTAACCTGTATGGTTGGAAGAGGTAGTAGTCAATGGCAAGGAAACAAACTTGACAAGTTTTACAAAGTGTGAGACACTTTGAATGTAAGGAAAAGTTAACGCAGTACAAACCGAAAAGGAGAGATCATGAAACGTTCTGGACAACTGGGGATGCTAGCAATACTCGCACAGATTACACTTCTGGCAGTCACTAAGCTAGAAGAGGACATGCTAGAAGCTGGCATATACACGAATTCTCTGGAAGATGCTAAAGAAGCATTGTCCGCAAACGCTGAGGTACTTGACCAGATGGCACAGGCCGAGTATAACATCGAACAGGCCGAAGCGAAGACGGCTGAAAAGTCTGAAACTAAGCCTACACGGTTCTTTGTAACCTAACGGAGAAGTAAGACAACTGGCAGAGTAAGACACACGTGCTCTGCCATAGCCGCTCTAATGGTAATGCGGTGACGCCTAAAGACGGATTGAATTCCAATGCAGCGTTACTTAAACACATCTAGGAGCGGCTATGGGAGAGCAAGTAAGCTTTCTGATTGGAGAAAAGATGTACAGAATTCTAACCGAAGATGTAAACCGTGATTCGATTGAAGCTATTCTTGCACGTCACGTTATGGGAGCAACCTTGACGTATGGTTCCGGAATGTACAAGGGAGAGTGGGAAGACAGCCTTGCAATCGACCTTGTGAACGTTGGTCCCGAAGTAGTTGAGACAATTGCACAAGAGGTCAAGGTTGCAAACAAGCAAGAATCAATTTTAATCCTTCACTTCCACGCTGACACTCTTTTCATCTAACGCAGCAACGAGACTGAAAGTCTCCACAACATTTTACCAAGAACTGAGAGGACAAAATGAACATTGGATTACCGGCATACACGCCCGACTTTTTCCGTGCAGAAATCGCACGGGACACCAATACACTATCAACCGAAACAAACTACACCAAGCGTCTTAAACTTTCCAATCGCATTGCCAGTGCTAAGGCATATTTGGCCGACTTGGAAGCAATCGAAGCGCCGAAATATCCAGCAACGTAGTAAAACAATCTCTATAACCGTTTTGGTACTTGAAAGAGGCAGAGAATGACGGATTTGAGCTATTACATTTACATAGACACATGGTCTGAGGACCGTCTGTCTGGAGAATACGCGAATGCTATGGACCGAGAAGACACACGGGCCATAGAAGTTCTTGGGAAAGAGTTAGCAAGAAGGCGCATTGCCGGGGAGAAACCGCCCTGTAAGCTAGTGGGCGAAGATGGCAACGTGTTCTCTATCATTGCTCGTGTAAACCGTACGCTTAAGCAAGCCGGTTTACCTTCACGGGCCAAAGAGTTCATGCACAAGGCTGCACAGTCTAGGGGCTATGATGCGGTACTCACACTGTGCGATGAATATGTGGAGGTAGAGTAATGACACAAACATTAGTGGACAAGTCAACAACGTTTTTGCCCGGTGATCGAGTAATCATTTTTAGTATCGATGTACTGGGAACTATCAAGAGCGTTCGTTATGACTCAGCTAACAAAGCAATCTACACTGTCTTTACTAATGATCCGGCTGCTGTAGAAGACGGAGTATGCTATTGCCGGGAGTATGAGATCAAGTCATTTGGAGAGCGCCATGACTGAGATACTGGTAACTAATCAGGGACACACCTATGGCTACAAGGCATTCTACAAGGGCCGAGAGATTGAGTTATTTTTCATTTTTTACTTGACAAACTAACAAAGATTTGGTAGAGTAATTGAGAGGAGAAAAACAATGTGCAACTTCGCAAGCTTTGTACTAACGAAAGATTCGATTTTTTGGTGCGACGAGAGTGATTCTCACGAGGACATCATCAGTGAGAATTCACTTCACGCAGACGGTGTAGCCGGTCCCAATGTTCTTCGAGTGGAAGTATCGCCTACAAAAAACGTAACCGATTTGATGGACTTTGCGTCTTGGCAATACAAAGTCGATCAGGATATAATGCCGGGTTGGTTTGATGCGGTAACGTGCGAAACCCGTACTAGAGAGGCGTTACAGGAACGGTTCAAAAGGGGTTTGAAGGTTGGCGGTGACCTGTCTCTCTACGATTGCACGGGCCTCAAGGCACTCCCGGATGGTTTGAAGGTTGGCGGTTACCTGTTTCTCGACGGTTGCACGGGCCTCAAGGCACTCCCGGATGGTTTGAAGGTTGGCGGTTACCTGTTTCTCGACGGTTGCACGGGCCTCAAGGCACTCCCGGATGGTTTGAAGGTTGGCGGTGACCTGTATCTAAACGGTTGCACGGGCCTCAAGGAACTCCCGGATGGTTTGAAGGTTGGCGGTAAACTGTCTCTCTGCGGTTGCACGGGCCTCAAGGCACTCCCGGATGGTTTGAAGGTTAGCGGTGACCTGTCTCTCTTCGGTTGCACGGGCCTCAAGGCATTCCCGGATGGTTTGAAGGTTAGCGGTCACCTGTCTCTCTACGGTTGCACGGGCCTCAAGGAACTCCCGGATGGTTTGAAGGTTGGCGGTATCCTGTCTCTCTTCGGTTGCACGGGCCTCAAGGCACTCCCGGATGGTTTTAAGGTTGGCGGTAGCCTGTGTCTCGACAGTTGCACGGGCCTCAAGGCACTCCCGAATGGTTTGAAGGTTGGCGGTTACCTGTCTCTCTACGGTTGCACGGGCCTCAAGGAACTCCCGAATGGTTTGAAGGTTGGCGGTAGCCTGTATGGTTGGAAGCTGTAGTAGTCAATGGCAAGGAAACAAACGGAAAGGAGAAAATCTATGGGATACTATATTGAGACAAAAGGAAATTTTGGCAAAGCGGCAACGATTGCCGCTGAATGGGATGGAATTGTCCTAAAATATTCACCAAGAGCCTACAGCGATATACCAGAAGGCAAGGCACTTATTGTAGTAGTTGACAACGGAATGTTTGAAGCTGCTGCATTCTGTTATGATGAGGAAGAGTTTAAGTATTTCACTGATTCTAGCGACCCGCGCCCCAAGCTGTATGTACTTCTTGATCGTGAGTTGGCAGAACAACTTTCTGGATATAATCGAAAAAAGACTTGACAATGCAGGACAAACGTGGTATACTGTACTAGAATCAGAAGGGTGCTTAGGGGATAGGCACAGAAAGGGTGTAAAGATTTATGAGCAAAAAGACAATGAAGGCATTCAGCGATTCAGATGTAGTCATTAAGGAACAGCCTACTCCCGAAGTGCCGGGGGAAGAAGTTGTCCCTGAAACATTTACAGCAACTCCAACAACGAGCGCATCACCAACCGGTGAAGAGTTTATCTTCGCCAGCGTGGATATTCCTAAGCGCACGGGCCGTGGGTCCAAGCTGAGTTATCCTATCAATGTTCTGGTAGCAGGTTCCAAAGATTCATTCTTGGTTCCCGCGTCTCCCGATAAGTTCAAGAATGTCACCGCTTCAATTAGAACCTATGCCTATCGGAATGGGTTTAAGGTTACGCTTCGCAATGAAAACACCGATGGCTCCACTCAGGGTGTTAGGGTGTGGCGTAAGGTTTAATAGAAATCTGCCATACTGTTTTAGTTCGCCAGACCCGTCAGGGAATAACCGCTAGTAACTTTTCGGTTACTGGACTAGAGCAGTATGGCAGAGTAGAAAAAGCATTTGGTACTAAAGTATTACTGAGAAAAGGAGAAGGAGAAAATATGACACGAGATGCACAAGGAAGATTTGCGAAGGCACAAATGACAGAAGAAGAAGAAGCAGATTTTTTCACTAGTGAAGCAGAATGGCCGGGAGATGTATCTACATTTTCAATCCATTCAGATAATCCTAACCCTGATAACACCTATGGTTTCAGCACTACGGATGAGGATAACTACTTTCCTCGTGTAATTTCTGAAGCTAAGCCAGAGACTAACTTTCTATTTATTACTGACAAGAACATTGATACTGGAAATAAAAATTCGGTATTACTTGTCCGTAAAAACATTCTCAACATTGGTTATAAGTTCCCACATGTAAAATTGGCCTATATTCCTTTGTCAGAATGGTTGGACGCACCTTCTACAGTTGGGGAAGATTGGGTTTCGGCAACACAGGCGTGCAACGGAGATTTTCGTGATACTGTTCTTGCAGAGATTGCACACGTCAATGAACTGCTTGAGCAGGAGAAGAGAGCAGAAAATAACCGCTCTGAGGGACGCACTGTTCGTGTTACAGTGGAATCTTTCCCCGGATAAAAGGACGTGTGAAAATACATATCCATAAAACTTTACCAAGAAAGGAGAACCGATGAAGATTTTGTTAGGCGCGATTTTGTTGTTGGCATTTGTGGTTGTAGTTGCAATAATCCTTGCACTTCCGGTCATGCTAATTGTCAATTATCTGTTTACACAATCTGTGCTGATTTACCTGTTTGGAATTCCTGCTTTGACGTTTTGGAAGGCTCTTTGGCTTAACATTTTGTGTGGGTTTATTTTCAAAAGCGGTTCAAACGCTATTAACAACTAACCGAACCAGTAACAAGAAAGGGTAATATGCAGGCACTAACTCCAATCGAGATCAAGGCGCTCATCCATGAGGTTCCTAACGAACGCTGGAAGTTGCTTATCAAAATGGGTTTTCTCCACGGGCTAAGAGTGTCGGAGCTAATAAACCTTACTGGAGAAGATATTCGTGATGGTTATGTGAGAGTACAACGATTGAAAGGTTCTCTTAAAACTATCCAGCCGTTCGTTAAGCACCCTGATCCTGATTTAGATGAGTATGAAGGTCTAACCAAACTTCTTGGTACTCTTGGGTCTAAAGAGCGTTTGTTCAAAATCACCAGATTTGGGGTGTACAATATGTTTCAAAGAGCCGGACAGCGTGCCGGGATTCCGAAGCACAAACTACACCCCCATGCTCTTAAACATGCCTGTGCGATGGTTGCTATCGACAAGATAGGCATTCAGAGAGTAAGGCAGTATCTGGGACATAAGAACATTGGCAGCACAGGAGCGTATCTGCAAGAATCTGACGAAAGTGCCAGCAAAGCATTTGCGGGAGCAGTTGTATGAAAAAGACTACAAAACATGTTCCCGAGTACCAAACTTGTGACTACCTGAAGTATTATCTCGATCCAGTTGCAGCTAAAAATAGATATGTCTTGGCGGCAAAAGTTTTAAAAAAGTATGCAAAAGAATTCGACAGCATAGCATTTACTGGGATGTCGGGAGCACTAATTGCTCCAGCGATTGCCAGTCGGATCAATAAGCCCTTGATTATGGTGAGAAAGTCTACACGAAATTGCCACTCTTCTCATAGGGTAGAAGGAAACAGAGCATGTAAGAAGTATGTTATAGTGGATGACCTTATATCGAGCGGAGAGACGGCAACGAACATACAGAAAGCTATTCATAAGTTTGCTCCAGATGCCCGTTGTATAGGAGTCTTGCAGGTAAACGAATTGTCGAATAGTTTAGATAACAAGCTGACAACCTCTGGCGCTGGCAGCATGCTTGAGATTCTTGACTTTAACTAACAACCGTAGTACAATGTATGAAGAACCAAGAAAGGGTTCATATGAAAAAGTATAAACCGTTTGACAAACCGGCTAACAATCCATTTCGCAGCATGAAAGTACAGCGTCCCGTTCCTCCCTACCCGCACTACACCGAGGCGAATATCACTAAGAGTGGAGAGAACGCTTTCAAGATCGACGTAAAGTTCTACAACAATCCTTACCCACAACAGCCGTGGAGAAGTTTTTGGATAAGGGGATTTAAGCGTGCCGAACGAGTATTCGAGGATGGTGTAAGGCTGAGCAGACGCATCCAAGAGACACTGCCTCTAGAAGAGGTAACCGAATGAAGAGTAAAGACCCTCTGCCAGAAGGCTTGGTACTTAACGGTTACGTTTACTACTATAGGAATGGATGGAGGCTAGGTATTCTTTCAGAAGTTAAGAAAGGGCTGGCTCGTATCCTCCCATTCTTGGATGCAACGAAGCACATCAACATTCCGATTGGTGATGTAAAGCCGATGGATCAATAAACGAAGCTGAGGAAATTATGAGTGAAGAAGCACAAGTAGAAGAATTCATACAAAAATTCGGTGGGATTACAGAGGAGTATATGTTCTATGAAGGACGGGTCACACTTCGCTATGATCCCGCTGACCATGTTTACTTGTTAGTAACACCAGATGGCTTAGAAGTACAGAACGGAGTAACGTCGATTTGTCACATTGTTGACAAGTCAATTGTGCTAATTCCTTGGGCCTGTAAGATGATGTCCCAAAAGATTAATAACAAATTAGAACCATACATTCATGTGGACTCAACTGATATTACTATTCCTGTAGAAGATATTAGGAAGATCATTGAGGAAGCAAAGACTGCCCACAAAGAGAAGCTGGAAGAGGCAGGTGCAATTGGGCACATTGCACACAACTGGATTGAAAGCTATATTAAAGCAACGTTAGAAAAAGATGAACCATTACTCACACAAATAACAGAGAACATGCCAATAGACGAGAGAGCCAAGAATGCTTGTCTAGCAGCACTGGACTGGATGGTTAAACACAATGTTCGCTGGCTCAGCACTGAGCGTAAAGTATACAGCCGTAAGCACAAGTTTGCGGGAACAATGGATGGTATGTGTCTCACCGACTCATGCAACGATCCACTTTGCTGCAAGCATAAGTACAAGAATCATCTAACCCTTATCGACTGGAAGACGAGCAACTATCTTTACGTTGAGTTCCTGTTCCAGACGGCAGCATACGAGGAGGCTTATGAAGAGGAGACAGGAGAGCACGTTAAGGACAGGTGGGTAGTCAGACTGGGGAAGGATGATGCACAGTTTGAGGCGTGGCATTTAGGACCGGAAACATACAAGGATGACTGGAAGGCATTCCTTTGCTGCCTCAAACTGAGACGGGCAGTAGATGTAGTTGAAAATCGTACAAAAGAGTTCAAGGATATGGTTCGTGGAGAGAAGAGAGCCGCTAAGAAAAAGGCTCGTGCCGTGGCGGAATCTGTCAAATGCAAGGCTTCTGACCGATATAAGGGCACACGGAAGCCCACATGCAACGGAGGAGCCGGGTGCGAGTTCTGCACGAAGAAATATGGACAGGTTCAAGAAGAGAAGTCTAAGAAACTGCAAGAGATAGTAGACAAAAAGTTTTCAAAGAAGCTTGCCAAGCTGGAGAAGAAATCAGCCGGAGTATCGCCGGAGTTGATAAAAGGGCTAAATTTCTTGTTAGATCGATAAATAAGTCTTGACAAATGTCTTGGTACTTGGTATACTGTACTCGGATTGGAAGATTGGAGAAAAACTATGTCAATTGAAGAGTTGCAGATGGAAGTAGCAAAGCGAGACGAAGAAGCGCGGCTTATAGGAACATCCGACGAGGATTTTGAAGTGTTTTATTTTGAGAAGAAACTTGCTGAAGCAAATGAGAAAATCAAAAGGCTAGTTGCCTCGATAAAACTTACAGAAATGCCCAATCATATAGACGGATGGGGTGTTAAATGCTGTTCTGCGTTTGAAGTTGAGGAACTTATTCGTAAACGTTTAACAGAACCTGAGAAGAAAGTGCTTGACAAAAATTGAGGAGTATGGTATACTGTACCAGTAGATCAAGATTAACAAGCGGGGGCAGGAAGGTTAGGGTGGTTGACTTCCTGCCCCGGAGCGGGATCAAATGTCAGTAAAGTATTATGCAGAAGTAACATAAAGGAGAAGAATGAGCACAGACGCAACAGCACTTACAGTATTAAACAACGAACCAAGCGCAATCCAACCGGGAGGTCTTGGAATCGATTTTTCTAGCAAATTGTTTTCTTTGAAGCCAGCGACTATATCAATTGTTCAACCGAGCAGTCAAGTAGCCGATGCAATCAAGGGCAATCTCCGCATCATTGAAACTGGAGATCAGTTTACAGAGATGTTCGTAACTCTTCTTGTGATGCCCACGGAACAGCGTCAGTATTACATAGGAAGTGCGGGTGAGATGAACAGGACTTTGGAGAACCTCATGTGCTTCAGCCGCGACTTGATCGTACCCGATGCCAAAGCTAAGGTTCCTCAAGCTGTACACTGCGCTAACTGCCCACGGCAAGATTGGACAGCATGGCGTGAATACAAGGACGCACACAACGGTCAGACTAATAAGAGTCTGATTCCGCAATGTGAGTCTTCTTACTATGCAGTGTTATTGGACACTGTTTACCGTTTGCCGCTGCGCATGTTTATTCGTTCCGATGCCAAGGCTCCGTTTGAAGCAGGAATGCAGAATCTTGCACGTACTCTAGCTATGCGCAATGCTCAAGGACAAAATTCAAACATCTTTGACATTCGTTTTAAGTTGTCTACAAAACTTGTACAGAAAGGAAAGTATGCGTATTATATACCTACCTTCTCTGACTTCAAGGGAGTGACAGATGATGAACGTCAGGCATTTGGCGAGATTTACTTGCAGTTTATCGCTAGCAAGACAAGGACAGCGCCTGCCATGATTGAATCGGCACCGCCAGTTAACACAGTTAATGCTACTCCTGTAGATGCGGTTTATGAGAAAGAACTTGAGGAGGATATACCATTTTGAAAACACTTATCGGCATAGTTGTTTTAGGATTACTCTGTGCAACACACGTTGCAGATGCTAGAAACCCTAATACGGTTCCGCTTAAGACGGCTCCGCCGAAGGCTCAACCGCTAACATATCAACAGGAATTCGATCAATCTCTTGATACACTGAATAGTGTAATGGCAGTCTACTCTAGGATGGACTGCCATGATCCATCAATAGATACAATTTCAGACGCACTTAAAGAAGATTTAGTAAAATTTTCTCATGTGTATGTGAGTATGCCTTCAGATGCTAACACGACACGCGACATAGAGATAAGTTTTGGTGTTGTAGATTTGGCAAAACTACTCGTAGATGACAAAGCAAAGTGTCGAGCAGAAGATAACCCACCGGTTAAGCCGGATGGTAAGTTTAGCTCGTAATGGAGAGACAATGAATCTATCAGACTACTTGGATACCGACAAACTCGCTAATTATCTCAAGCTAGGGCTTGTGATGAGGAACAAGCATCCTGATTTGCCCCTATCTCTTTACTGCTATGGACGTAGGGCAGTCTACGATAATATATGGGACTCTGTTACCAAGAAGTGTCGTGGATTGATTGTGGAGAATGACACCGACAAGATCATAGCTCGCCCATTTGAGAAGTTTTTCGCCTATGAAACAGAAGGACAGGAAGAAACCTACGGACGCAATGTCGAATCTATTGAGAAGCTTTACGGCCCCCCTACTATCACAGAGAAGATCAACGGTAATCTGGGAATCTTCTGGAACTATAAAGGAGAGTGGGGAATTGCCAGCAAAGGTTCCTTCAGTTCTGTACATGCAAAGTGGGCAAAAGAATGGTTTCAAGGTAATCTTTCTTATGGAATAATTAACAGACCTAGTAATTTTGTATGGCCCATAGGTTATACACCCATATTTGAAATGATTTGTCAAGACATTCAACCGCACTGTATCACCTATCCGGCAGATGGTTTGGTACTTCTTGCTTTGATAAACAAAGAAACTGGGGAGGAACTTAACTATAAGGATATGTTAGACTATGCTCTACTTAATGGTATTTCTGTCACAGCAAGGTATTGTATTCCTTTAAAAGATGCAATAGAGATAGACAGACCTGGACATGAGGGTTATGTAGCCACGTATGCTATACCGGTGCACGCTCCGCTGAAGTTGAAGATTAAGCATCCCAGTTTCCTTACAACTCGTAAAAAGTTCTATGAGGATATTGAACTGGCGAAGCTAAATCTTCCGGTTATAGATGATATGTATGAGGCAGTAAGGAAGCATTCAGCAGAACTTGTTAAACGAGCATTGGTAGAATTTACTCTACGAAAAGAGTTTGCAGAGTTTTTTAACCTGCCTGAGAACAAGGTATACGCTCCAGTTTGTTTTGCCATGATGGACACAGGAATTTCTGGAAAACATCAAGACGCAATCTGGAGAGTAGTAGGAAACTTGAGGGGAAAATGAAAGCTTATCTTGCGGCAATGTATAAAAGACGGGATGAACTTCGTATTTTCAAAGAACACCTTGAAGAAGCAGGGATAGTTATTACATCTAGATGGCTAGATGAAAATGAGCCGCTAAATAGTCAAATGGGACAGCACTCTAAGAAGTTTTATAAGACCACTGCTCGTATTGACTTAGAGGACATAGATGCGGCAGACATCATGGTGTTCTTTTCAGAAGACCCTCTTGTGGGAACTGTGCGGGGCGGGCGGCATGTTGAGTTTGGGTATGCCCTTGCCAAAGGAAAACCAATTTATACAGTCGGACCAAAAGAAAATGTTTTTCATTATTTGAAAAATGTGTACCACTATGACAGCATAAATAGGTTTTTGAAAGCTATGAGAGATAGCGGATTCTAAAAGGATAATCTAATTAAGAAGAAAGGAGGAGCAATGATAACAGTAGGAAACGTTACACAAAAGTTAAAAATGCTTAGCGTAGAAGATATGGAAGAAGGAAAAGTTTATGCAAGTACATCCATGGGAAGTAAGGGATTGTTATTTACCAAACTGAACGGAACAGTTCTTGTATTTAATAACAACTATGTTTCAACTACTTACAGTCACACTAATGATCTGTATCTAGCACCGAAAGAAATGGCAATTACGATTTCTAATTAAGATATTAACAGGAGAAGCATGGATATTATTACAGAAGAGGTTACCGATCCTACGGCTATAGTAGGACAGAAAGTAGCAGGAGAATCGGCAAAAGTAAGAAAGCAACTCGAACAATTGATAAAGAAGGTTAACACAAGTGCATTTGACATCGCTGACCTGTTATACTCAGTTAAGAAGAACGGGTACTATGAAGGCTACGAGACGTTTAATGCATTTATTCAGACACTAGAAATCAAGCCCCGTAAGGCTCAATACCTTACCCGCATGAACGAAGTTATGGACGCTCTAGGGTTCAACAGAGAGAAGTACGAACCTCTGGGAGTAGCAAAGCTGCGAGAGATTTGTAGTTTGAATATCAACGATGAGTGGGTCAACCCGGAAACAAAGGAAGTAGTTCCTATTAAGTCTTTTGTCATAGGGTTTATAGAAAAAGGTCAAGGACTGACCTTCGAGGAGATTCAGCAACACGTCCGTACACTTAAAGGGCTGGTAGGTGAGAACAATTTGGTGTTTCTACATTTCTCAGTCAAGCAGTCGGTATTAGAAAATGTAGTACGTCCGGCTCTTGACCTCGCCAAAAAGCACATTGGATCAGTAAGCAAGGATGCAGAAGGTATTAGCCAAGATGCCAGCGATGGATCGGCCTTGGAGGTAATAGCAATAGAGTATCTGACCAGTGCCGAGGAACCCGGAGACGAAAAAGTAGAGGAGGAAAATGCTACGACTGATTCTTAATTTGCATTACTTCTGGAACATCTATGCTGCCTATATACCTATCCTGTTTTAAGCGTGATGGGCACAAATGCCGTCACTGCAATGGTCGGAATGGAGTTCATCCTCATCATGTGATATATAGATCGCAAGGAGGTAAGGATGAATTGAGCAATTTGCTGACACTTTGCGCATGTTGTCATAGGGCAGTGCATGACCATAAACTATTAATAACAGTAGAAGGAATTCTGGAAAACAATCTACGAGTAAGGTTTACCAGAGTGAAAAATTGGAAGCCATGCTAAGACCGTATCAAAAAGAAGCGATTGCGAAAATTCGTGAACACTACTCTGCTGGTAAAGTCCGGCAGATTTTGTGCATGGGGACGGGCACAGGAAAGACGGAAGTTTTCGCGCATCTTCCGGAAGAAGTAAAAGACATTCTTTCGGGGCAACAAATTGTGTTACTTCATAGGGACGAACTGGCGCAACAAGCATACAGAAAGATTACACAACGTAACCCACATTTAAAGATTCATATTGAAGCGGGTACGTCATACGCAGACCCAGATGCAGACGTTATTATTGCAAGTGTGCAAACCTTAGGAAGAAAGAATACTGAGCGAATAAAGAGATTCAACTTCCAAAACTTCGACAAGTGGGTGGTAGACGAAGCACATCGCTCTATTGCTCAAAGTTACATGAACGTGTATGAGGCCGCAAACCTCCTACAAGATGGTGACAAACGTTTGTTACTAGGGTGTACTGCCACTCCGTTTAGAGGGGACGGACAGCCGCTTGGTACGTTGTACCAAACAATCTCCTACACCTATTCTCTAAGACAGGCAATTGAAGACGGCTGGCTAGTAGACATTAAAGGGTTACGAGTAAACACAGACACATCCCTTGATGAAGTTAGTACAAGTGGGGGAGACTTCAATCAAGAAGAACTTGCTGATACAGTCAACACTCCTGCGCGTAACCAACTAGTAGTTGATTCTTATAAGAAACATTGCGATGGACGGCAGGCAATAGGATTTGGAGTAGATATTAAGCATTCTCAAGTTCTTGCTGAATGTTTTGTAGCAAGTGGTATCAACGCTGAAGCAGTGTGGGGAACAGACCCGGATAGGCACGACAAGATTCAAAAGTTTAGAGACGGCAAGATTCAGGTTCTATTTAACGCTCAGTTGCTCGTAGAGGGATTTGACCTTGACACCATTTCCTGTGTAATTCTAGCTGCTCCTACAAAGAGCGGAGTAGTATTCTCGCAAAGAGTGGGGCGCGGGACGCGTCTTAGCCCATTAAAGAAGGACTGTATAGTTCTTGATGTAGTGGATGCAACACACCGACATAACCTAGTTACGCTTCCAACTCTATTAGGGATGCCTAGAAACCTAGACCTGCACGGGCGCTCTCTAGTGGGTTCCTGTAAACTTATTGAGGAGAAGCAGGCCGAATTTGCTAATCTGGACTTCACAACACTAAAAGACATTGACAAGATCAATGCTTTTGTTGAAGAAGTTAACCTGTTTGAAGTAAAATTCCTGCCCGAAGTCGAGGCAAATAGCGAGTTCGTTTGGCACCCGTCCATTGGCGGTGGATACATTCTTATGCTGCCCAACAAAGATTTTATCAGGATGTCGCAGAATTTGCTTGACAAATATGAATTATGTGCTAGTATAAAAGGTAAGAGATATAAAGGAGAGAGGGACAGCATGGACGCTGCCTTCTCTGCGGCAGATGATTTGGTGAGAAAGATTTCACCAGAGTCTTTGACACTCGTTGTCCGTGATGCATACTGGAGAGATGAACCGGCTACTCCAAAACAGATGAAGACAGTAAGGAAATTCTACAAGGGGAAGCAAATTCCGAATGATTTAAGTAAAGGGAAAGCCGACAGTCTTATCAAAGCGGCTATAGCAAAGAAAGGGAATTAGGAGCTAACAACCATGACAAGCAAAGAGAAAGTCTTACAAGTGTACCCTAACGCATGGTCTCAAAGGGGTATCGGTACTGCAACGCGGGGATACATTTGGGCAGGTGACGAGTCTACTCGCAAATTGGTAGACATGGACAAAACAAGGCTGCGGGAGTCGGAATTATGGCTCGGAGCGTGGCGAAGAGTTCAAGAGACTCTTAAGGAGAGAGCAAAAGAGAACCGTAGGATAGCTAAAGCGTTCTCTTGGTAGCATCCTAACAGGTGCACTATCGCACCAAACCGAAGTACATCATGCAAGAGAATAAACACCAATGCAAAGAAAGGAACAAAATGAGAGAGTTAAGCAGAATTCAGTTTGATATTCTACAGCAAATGATAGAGGTTGGCAGTCCAATCGTTCTTATCCAAGAACCCCTTGAGTCCGACCCCGCTGAAGCGAAGCGTCAAAATTCCGCTGCATTGGCAGACCTTGATGATATAGTCGAGATGGGCTTTCTTACTGATATATCAGAGGAATTTAAGGACTGCGAACGTGTAGTCCATGGATATATGATGACAGAGGCTGCTATTATTATGTTTCATCCAGCAGCAGCAGGAGGGGTAAACTAATGAAGATTCAGCGAAGGGAGGAAACGCATGGCTCTTGACGTTAACGCGAAGTACCTTATGAAGTTGTGCAGCCGAGACGCGGACACCGATGGATGGACGCCAGTATCTGATCAAGTCTGGCCGTTCCTCGACATGATTCCTGATGAGCTAATGGAAAAGCACGCTGGAGCATCTGGCGGGAAAGTACGTCTCACAGACAAAGGGGTAACGGTTCTTTTTTATATCTAACCGAATGCAATGTTTAAGGAGGTCAATAATGGCATGGTTCAATCGTAAGTGCTACCGTGATCGCTCCCATCATGGTAGGTGCTACCGTACCTACGCTGGTACAACGGTTAATATGTGGGCGATTAGTGTACTGGCCTGCTGTCTACGTATCATCAAAAAGGAGAGAGGATGACACAGGAAGAAAAAAAGTGGATTGATGAGGCTAGTTTAGTGGTGCTTCTAGGAAAATGGAGGTTTTCTCCTATTGGAGACCCTTATTTCCGGGACTCGGACCGGGGGAACTATTTTGCGAAAGTAATGTCAGAGAAACGTAGTGCCGATCCCGATGGATGGGTTCACGCCTCAAAAAATTTAGGATGGGACTAAGATGGAGAAGAAAGCTAATCATCAAGCAAATATTGTGGTTGTGAAGGAGGTTCTGCCTCACACCAACGCGGACACGTTAGAGATAATTCCTATAGGTGAATATCAAGTTGTGTCCAAAAAAGGACAGTTTAAGGTTGGAGAGTTCGCAGTTTACATTCAACCAGATTCGGTCGTACCACAAACAGAATCTTTCAGGTTTATCTGGGAAAGTTATGTAGACCCTATTAATTCTGATGCCCCTATCTCTGACAGAAGGCGTCGAATTACTGTTCGTAAGTTCCGTGGCGAGTGGTCTGAAGGACTGCTTATGCCAGTGTACGATTTTGATGAATTGGTAGACAGTACCTTAACTAGACAGTTTGTAGAGTCTGACTGGCGTGAAGGAACAGATGTATCTGATACACTTGGAATCACACACTATGACCCGGACGAAGGAGTAGAACGTACAGACGGAGATCAGGGAGCAGCACCCAGAGGCAAGCGCCGTTGGCCGCGCTCTATCAATGGCTGGATTAAGATGATCTGGCGGTATGTTACCTTCACCCGTGGACAGGAGAAATTCCTAGAAGATGCTGGTAAACTATGTATACCAATTTATGACGTAGATGCTCTGAAAAATTACCCTAACGTCTTCCGAGAAGGTGAACCAGTCATAGTCACAGAGAAGATTCATGGCAGCAATGCGCGGTTTATTTTCACGGATGGTATGCTGTACGCTGGCTCTCATAAGCAGTGGACAAGTCCGAGTTCCAACTCAATCTTTAGGAAGGTGCTGAAGTCTCAGCCTTGGATTGAAGAATGGTGCCGAGCACATGAGGACTACGTTCTTTGGGGAGAGGTAACTCCTACCCAAAAGGGCTATGAATACGGAAGCAAAGACCCACAACTGTTCGTCTTTGATGTGCGTCATCCAGATGGTCACTGGCTCAGCTATGACAAGGAAGATGAGAGTGTTACTCTGCAACAGTTGTGGACACGCTCTGTGCCGATGCTTTTCTTTAAGGTTCCATACAGCAAAGAAGGTATTATGAAGATTGTTGATGGGATTTCATATGTGCATGGTGCTACAAATATGAGAGAAGGCGTGGTCATCAAAGCGTTTCCGGAGAGACATGTTCGCGGCGTCGGGAGAGCACAATTGAAGATTGTGAGCAAAGTTTTTCTAGAAAAGGATAATAAGTAGCAAGGCCGGTTAACTTCGGCCTTGACTATTTTTAGGGATTGTGGTACAATGGTTTCAACGATTGATGAAAAGGGGAAAATGCTGAACATACCAGAGTCAATGGAAGGTTCTGAACTTCTGCAAATACTAATACAAAGAGGAATTACTTTTAAATTAGGAACTTCTCCTAATTTGGAACTAGAAACTTGTCCATTCTGCAATAAGACTGGTTATGGTCATTTTTATATAGAATGTCATGGAAAAAGCAGCCAAAGTCCACAACGCAACGGCTTATTCTTATGTCAAAAATGTGGAAAATCAGGAAATTTATATTCTTTAAAACAGCACTGGGGAATCGCTAAACCAGATATTACGTCAACTTCCGAGTGGGCCAGTAAAGAAAAGAAGATTGATCCCCTTCCTGATGTAGAAGCGTGTCATCTGGCACTAATGGCTGACAGCGATGCTCTTGACTATCTTGTGAATATTCGGGGATTCTCACTTGCAATTATACAGCAACAAAAACTTGGACTTGCACAGCAGACATTCAAGGAAACAGGTTCTGTTCGTGCCCTTGTCATCCCTTATTTACTAAATGGTAACTGTGTGTGGGCTAAGTATCGCACAATGCCCGATCCAAACGATTTAAAGAAGATTCCAAAGGCGTTTGCTGCTCCTCATGGTTGGGACAGTACGCTGTACAACATTAGTGCACTTCAAGGAAACACTTCAGAAATCATTCTTGTAGAGGGAGAATGCAATACAATTGCAGCATTGGACAAGGGAATTATTAATGTCTGCGGTGTGCCGGGAGCCAACGTTAAAAAGGCTGAATGGATTGAAAAATTAGAGCTAGTAGAGCGTGTTTACATCTGCTACGATGCCGACAAAGTAGGACAGAATGCTGCTCAAGAGATCGCTAAACGAATCGGTATCGAGAAATGCTGGAAGATTGTACTTCCCGTCTTTGTGGTTATTACTGACACCGGTAAGGAGCGCAAAGGTAAAGACCTAAATGAGTGGTTTACCCATGGAGGAACAGCCGAGAAATTTGATAAACTAAGAGACGAAGCTACTCTATTCGATGTTGAAGGTGTTAAAAACAGTGTAGATGCTCTTGATGAATTTGAAGACGAATTAAATGAAAAGGGAGCAAGTGCAAAATATGTTTGGCCTTTAGTAGAAGAACTAGCACAGTTTGAAGAGGGAGATGTCGTAGATATTTTGGGAGGTGAGAAGCAGGGTAAGACGACTGTTGGTCTAAACTTGATGGAATACATGGTAAGTACCTATGGAGACAATGGTGTAATCATTTGCCTAGAGATGCGCCGTGCAAGACTGGTTCGCAAATGGTTGTGCCACAAGTGTGGCATAGAAGACAATCTTCCCAAGAACGACGACGAGAAGCTTGCACTGACTCAGCAGTTCAAGGATGCTATCCCCAAGATCAAGGAAGTTATTGCTAACCGAGAGGGTGACCTTCTGTTCTGCTACCCGGACTACCAAACCGAGGAAGACATTTACAAGCTGATGATTGATTGTATCCGGCGCTATGGTGTCAAGTGGATTATGCTTGACAATTTGCAGCTTATATGCGATACTACAATCAAAGGTAAGAACCGGACGCAGCATTTGTCCGAGATTAGTAAACGAGTTGCCAAGATAGGAAAAGATTATGGGTGTCAAATTATTAGGCTGCTCCAACCCCACCGAATCGCAGATACTAAACTTGCTACAAGCGATTCTGTCGATGGTGCCAGTCAAATCGCCAAAGACTGCGACTGCATGTTCGTCATCAACCGTAACAAAACTGGAGAGATCAGTAAGGAGACATTTGCACAAGGCGGTTTTATACAAACAGAAGGCTCTTTCGGCCCAGAGATGCTTGTCAGTGCAGGACTCTCTCGATATTCTTCTGGAGGATCAACCACCCTGTACTTTAATGGGGCTACCAGTACAGTGTACAAGCTTACAGAAGGGAAGATCGCAGCTATGAACGCTAAGGCTAATCCAAATGTAGGTTATGAGAAGCAGTTGACTGCCATGGGAGCACCCCTCGACAACCTTAAACAAGTTCTTGGTGAAACATTACCAGTAATGGATGTGCCGGAAGGAGAAATCATTGTCTAACGTTGACACATATATGAACCAGTGTACAAATTACTTGAGCGAACGAGCGAAGGATGTTGTATATACATTCAAAGAGTATGATATACGAAGACCAAAAGACATCCTTAGAGTAACTGGATTCAAGAATCGCTTTCTAGACCTTGGAGCATATCGAAAAGTTTATAAACTAAGCGATTTTCCTCTTGTGGTAAAATTTCCTATACATATCCCCAATGAAGAGGGGTTTGAAGAAGATTGCCAACATTCTGTACTAGAATATAAAGCGTATAAGAAGATATTGAGCAGGAATAGAATATACGCAAGATTAATACCATATCTTCCAAAGCTTTACTATATAAACCCAAAGACAGGGGTTTTACTCTCACACTACTATAGACCGATTCTGAACACAAAGTTTAGAAAGCTTGGGGACTCAATAGCATTATTGCTATCGGATATTGTTGAACTTTCATGGAAGAGGGTGGAAAAATTAAAACCAAATTCTGAACTAGATGTACATTCTGGTAATCTTGGACTTGACGAAAACGGTAGGATAAAGATCATAGATATGGGATACTTTTTTAAGAACTAAGGAAAGGATGACTAAACAGGAAAAAGCAAAAGACGCAAGACTAAGAAGGGAATTCAACACAAACTTAGACGAATACAATCAAGTACTCAAATACCAAGGATTTTCTTGTGCTATTTGCAAGCGTAAAGTCAACAAAAAAGGACGTGGACTCATTTTATGTGTAGATCATTGCCACAAAAAAGGACTTGTTCGTGGCCTCCTTTGCTGGACTTGCAACAAAGCTTTGGCGATATTTCAAGACGATGTTGATAGATTGTTAGCAGCAGCCGAGTACATAAAGAATCCTCCATTTACAGTAGTTTTAGGAAGGGAAGTAATCACGGCACCGGGAAGAATAGGAAGCAAGGCGAGAGCTAAGGTTCTAAATAAAATGAGGAAGGAAGGATTGCAGGGGAGTTATGGGAAAGAAAAAAAATCAAAGTGAAGTATGGTCCAAGAATAAATCGGCGTTTACTGAAGTCATGGGCGATCCCTATGCTAAGCCTGACCCAATAGAAGGACAATATTCATACCTGAAAAACAGAAGTTCTATTTCAGTTGCCAGCAAAGAAGAAGCACCGTCTGTATCTATTAACGAAGCAAGGCCAAGTGTAGTTGATTTCTTCTGCGATGTGGAGGCAGCAATAATTGATGGTATGCTTATATTTGCAAGAAGCTGGAGAGAACCGGATGAATGCCTTTTTGTATTCCATACTACTTATATTACTGAGGACGATAATTACTACAAATTCGACCAAGGAGAGCGCAACAAAATAGAACAAATTATTGGACGAATCTTTAGAGAAAGAGACATATCTCCTGTAAGAAAGTATTTTTCGGCAATACGACGTAAACGTGATTAACAAAGAAAGGAACAAAATGGAAGTAATTAAGAAGACTGTGATTAAGAACGGACTTGAAGCTGCACTAGAAGAGATCAACTCTGCACGAAGCCCGCAAGAGAAGATCATGTTGCTCCAGAAGCACGGACTCATGGACCCTATCCTAACCCCAGAAGAGGTTGAACTATGCAGCCAGAGCTAGAACAGGTAGACGTTGTTGACAACACTTTAACAACAACCGTTGAGACAGAGTACCCTAGCTATGACATCATAGATAGCGATGGGACTGTACTTGAAAAAGCCGAACCTGCTCCTCTACGTCCTCCTATCAAGCTATCAAGAGCGATGATAGGAAAGATTCGCAAGAAGCAAATCACTGTACATAACCCACGGGCGCAGGGATGTCATCATAAGCTTGATTTAAAGAGCCAACCTAAGCACAGGAATTGTGAACATTGTTGGTGGGCATGGTTTCAGAACAATGGAGAAATGGTTAAAACGGCTGATGAAGTCTTTCAAAATGGGCATCCTGAGTTGATTGTTCAATTGCAGGGAGAAGTATTCTACAAGAACTTTTTGAAGTTCATGAGCACTGTGGCACGTCTTAAGGATTTAGAAAAACCAATTGAGGAAGCAAAGGAACCTAATGAGTAAAGGATTAATGGACCTTGCAGCAGTTCTAGGGGAGCCTGAAGTTAAGGCTCCTGTTGCTGTATCTAAGAAGAAAGAGCCTGAAAAAACTCTGAGTAAGGAAGATAAGTTTGCTACACTAAGAGCAGTAGAAAAAGCTTTAAACAAGCAATTTGACACAACTATGTCAATTGTAAGACTTGGGGATCGAGTTGGAGTTCCCATTCCTAGCATTAGTACCGGTTTGCCCAGTCTAGACTATGATGTACTAGGTTGCGGCGGTATCCCCAGAGGAAGAATAATAGAAGTCTACGGAGTAGAGAGCGGGGGTAAGACAACACTGTGCTTGCATATCATAGCACAAGAGCAAAACAACACTCAAAATGTCTGCGCTCTAGTTGATGCTGAACATGCTTTTGATCCATCTTATGCGGCTCTGTTAGGAGTCAACGTGGACGAGCTAATAGTTTCACAGCCGAGTAGTGGGGAAGACGCTCTGGAGACGGTGGAAGCATTAATCGATTCAGATTGTGTAAGCCTGATTGTTGTTGATTCGGTAGCTGCACTTGTGCCACGCGCTGAACTAGATGGAGAGATGGGGGAAGCCGTAATGGGGCTACAGGCGCGGCTTATGAGTCAAGCCTGCCGAAAGCTGGTAGGAAAGGCATCTTTAAAGAAGGTAACTGTTATATTTATCAATCAGTTACGTGAAAAGATTGGTGTAATGTACGGCTCCCCAGAAGTCACCACCGGTGGAAAGGCACTTAAGTTTTATGCGTCGGTAAGATTGGATGTCCGAAGGCGTGAGGTTATCGGACCTAAAGATCAGCCACTGGGTCACCAACTCAAGATAAAAGCTGCCAAGAACAAATGTGGAGTGCCTTTCCATGAAACCTTTGTCAACCTTTTGTACGGATCGGGGATAGACACATTCTCAGATTCTGTTTCCTATGCTGTAAAACTGGGGGTAATCGAACAAAAAGGGGCTTGGTTCTATATGGGAGGAAAAAATATTGCACAGGGCTTGACAAATCTAGTTGAATGTGTTAAACTGTCTCCAGAGTTGCAAGAAGAGATCAAGACCTCATTAGAGACAAAGAGAAAGGAGAATGATGCCAAAACTTAAACCCGGAAAGCCATACATCAAAAAATTCACAACCTGCCTAGAGGCTCTAAAATATATAGATTCCCTCTTGACAAAAAAGAATAGAAGTGGTAGGCTTAATAACAGTGATGGACAATGGTTGGTACGGTATACACGAAAGGAGAACGATGAATAATCGTGAAGCACCAGAAGATATTGTAGAAACATTACAGAGATATGTCACCCATAGGGTCCATACAGGTGGATTTCTTCATGCAGTTCTTGCTAATGATTTAAGAGAATCTTTTGCAAGAGCAGATGATGTTAACAGGCATTGTCTATTTGAAATAGTCTCATACTGTTACAACAACATTCCTTCTAAATGTTGGGGATCGTATGAGGCAGTAGACGACTGGTTGAAAGGAGAGTAAATGCCAAACCTTACTAAAGCTGATGCAGATGAAATTTATGTTGCTGGTCAACACATGAGCAATTGGTTATATAACCAGTCGCAGAAGTTTAATTTTGCCGTCTACAAGAACGAAATGCAAAATATGGCAAAAGACTGGGATCGTGTTAAAGGTACGCTATACAGAGCAGACAGAAAGGAAGCAAAGTGAGCAGACAGAAAGGTAAGCAACCGTTCGCTGGTGTGGCAGTATTCGACTACACGAGCGTGTGCTGTGGTGCAAAAGCCACAAAAGACCCTTGCGTTAGGTCCAAGGAGGATCGTAAGGAAAACAAGTTCAGCGAATGTGGACTTGGATGCTGGCACTGCGGGCAGTGTGGGAAGGGCTGTAAGGTACGGCGTACTAAGGTTAAGAAAGAGGAGCCTAAGGAGGAAAATGGAGTCTCCTAAAATAGTTACCAAGAAGTTAGAAGACATTGGTACACGATACACTCATCTCTGCGATCTTCAAGATTCCTTGGAAATCTGTGTTGAGATAATTGTTACAAAACTTCCTGATACATGGGATAACAAACAGCGCCTAGCAAAAATGAGGATTGCTTTGGAAATTATTAAAATAAGCATTGACTCATTCGGAGACTATAACGACAAAGATAATAAGTATAATTTGTACAAAATGATTGAAAACATTCCGAAGAACCCGGATGAAATTGTTGGAGGAAGGGGGACACCGCTAATATGAAATATCTTGGAGAAATCGCAATAGTGGAACTTGATGATGAGAAAAACATTAGAGTGTCTATTAAGACATATGACGGCAAGCTTGCTTTAAGGCTAGAGAGGTATGATCTAGAAGGATTCGGAGCAACGTTACCGGACGCATTAGAAGACCTCATAGAAAGGATTCAGGAGATACCAGAATGAGTAACGCTATCATTACGAGTGACGTTATCATTGGACAATACACAGACTACATGGACACCGGTATATGGACTCTTGAGAGTATAAGTCCCCTAGAGGGATTTATTGTTGCCCCAGATGACCTTACTATATCTCAACTCAAGGATTTCCTGCTGACTAGTGGGGGTGCTGTTTATCTTCGAGAAGATGGAAAGATTGTTTGGATACATGGGAGCACACTGGGAGAACACAATGATAACACTTAGCTCGTACCAAGCCGCCGCACTAATGACTGCACAGTACCCAGACTTGGGGAATAACCTGATCTATCCGGCTCTAGGACTCGCAGGAGAAGCTGGAGAAACAGTTGACAAGATTAAGAAGCTGTGGCGCAACAAGGGAGTCACAAGCAAGAAGCAGTTGTCCAAAGAAGATAAGGAAGAACTTATCAAGGAACTGGGAGATGTGTTGTGGTATGTTGCAGCTTTAGCAAGTGAAATGGATACAGACCTAGCCGTAGTTGCGACTAGGAACATAGAGAAACTACAAGATCGCCAGAAGCGGGGCGTGATTAAAAGTCGTGGAGATAACCGCTAAAAAAGGAAGGAAAAAATGAAGAAGATTATTCTTGCACTGCTCGCTTTGGTAATGACCCTTGCGATTCCTTTGTCGGCTAATGCCGATACTGTGACCTTAACCCTGAACACAGCAGGCTCTAACCAAGTGGCAGGAGACTATGCCTATCCATATTATCTTACTGTGGGTGACACTGCTAATGTGGCGCTGATGTGTCTGAATTTCGCAGACGATGTTACCTTCGGAGAATCATGGACAGCTACAGAAGTTACACTACTTGGACCTCATGAAAATTTAAATAATCTTGCGGCTGCTTGGCTACTTCAAGATGCTATTTCCAATCCGGGAAATGCCGTTGCAGACCAGTTGGCTGCATGGTCATTGTTTGATAGTACAGATGCTGCTTCTTTGCTGCTCGACGCACCAAACGCACAAACTCAGTTGCACGCGGCTGTTGCCGGGGAGTTATCTGTAAATAAGGTGGATTTTATTCTTTACACACCTGTAGATGGAACCCAGACAGAGGGCGGAATTCCTCAGACTTTTATTGGGATAAATCCTGTGCAAACGCAGACTCCAGAACCTTCATCCTTACTGTTTATGGGAACTGGTCTTCTGGGACTGGCATTGGTATGGTCTAAAAAGAATAGACGTACCGGAAAGGAAAACGCGTGAAATTCTCTTTGTTTATTTTAACACTCACACTCGCAGTTGGTTTTAACACTTCTGCGTTTGCAACCGTAGCTGTGGCACAAACCCCTACAGCTACGGCTACATCCACGGCTACTGGAGGCAATAGCACTGTTTCAGTGCCAATCAATTCAGTCACCAAGTCAACATCTAACTCGAACTCTGACTCGAACGCTAACTCACAGTCTAAGTCGAATTCGCAGTCTCAGTCACAATCCGATTCACAATCGACTGTGAAGAACAGTGGGAATTCACAAAACACCAATGTGTCTGTGTCTAAGGGCGGTTCAGGGGGAACCGGGGGAACCGGGGGAACCGCTAATGGCGGTACAGCTTCCGCTGCAAACAACAGCACTGGATCGGGTAACTCCACTACAATATCTTCGGAGTACAATCAAGTGCGTCAAACTCCAATAGCTTATGCTCCAGACTCGTTTCCCACGGCTCCATGCTTCAAGAGTTTTTCTGCCGGTGCGTCTTCACCTTTCTTCGGTGCAGCACTTGGTGGGGGAAAGATTGATAAGGGATGCGATTCTCGTGAGACAGCGCGTAGCTTTGCTCTCATGCACAACTTTACAGCAGCAGCAAAGATACTCTGTTCAACCAACGCAGCAAAGCGAGCGAAACTTACTACAGAAGATTGCTTAGCTCTTGCTGTACCGGTTCCAGAAGTTATTGGGCAGGTTCCGACAGTGGCTCCCGTAGTTCCTATGTCTCCTGTATCTCCTGTACCCATTCCGGCGTCAACTGTACCCGAAAAGGGTACAGAAGTGCCGGTAACTCCAATAGCTCCAATGACTGAGAACAAGAAAATTAGTCAGTAATGTTTGCCACGATTCTACTCTATTCGGCGCTGATTTGCTTTCAAACCCCGCAGCAGTCGCAACAAGTCTGCTACCCGGCTCTGGTAGGCAGATCAACGCCAATTGGGGTTTTCTCTGTGGTACACAAATTGACTAAGGCTCCCGGATATGGTGGAGACATTCTGGTATTCAACGAATTACCGGATAGGGTATATGCCATTCACAGACTGTGGTTACGTAATCCAGCACAGCATCGTAAAGAACGGTTAAATTCCGGCGACCCTGACCAACGAAGAAACGTGACCATGGGGTGTGTAAATGTCTCCCCAAATGTTTACGGACAACTTAAAGACTCGTTAACTGTAGTAGAGATAATCAACCACTAATTAAACACAAAAAATACCCCATGTCAGAAGTTTGTTACATTCTTCTAACATGGGGTATTTTATTTTTTGTTTAGCGAACAGGGCACGTTCCCCCACTACACTCCAGACCTTCGATCATACTTCCCTCCCCAACATCATCCAATTTAATCGGCTTAATCTTAGCTGACATCTTTTGATACTGCTCAGCCGTGATTGCCTCTTTAGGTGCCTGCTTAAATCCGTGGTCACTGTGGCATAGAAAACTAATCGACTTGACAGAACTGAGATTTTGTGCTAGCCATTCTTTGATCTTAGGAATATCTGTGCGTTCATAATAGACTGTTACAGAAACTGCTTGGTCTGCCCAATGCTTCTGAGCAAACTTTAGTGTATCAAGCTGCTTCCAAGTATTCCAGTCTTCATCTGCTACAGGGTAGCCATTAGGAGCCTGCACATAGAAGTCTACTACTTGAGTCTGCTGGTCAAGCGTTCCATCAAACAGAAGAACCGGCTCCATCTTATGTCCGGCTGCTCTCAGGCGGGGAATCAGTGGGTCATTGGATGCCACACGTATACGTTGAACTATGTATCGACTAAATGCAGCATGTATACCCTCATAACCATTACAATCCATAACTTTTGACATAGTTCCAGATGGCTTACATAAAGTAGTTCTTTTACTAGTAGGAATTCCTAATTCTTTAGAGTATTTTTGGTCTTCTTCCTGAATTGCTGCATATGCTTTGTCAAGAACTTCTGGGACGAATAGGTTGGATGCCAAGCATCCGGTGATTCCAATTCCTACCCTCCTGTTACGCTCAATGACAGCCTGAGTCACAGCATGGTGATATTTCTCCATGGTCACACGCTTAGTATACCTCAACATGAGCCTTGAAACCTTGATAAACTCCTCTTGAGATTCCAAATTACAAATTGGAATTTCTGCGAGGTTGCATGGCTCACCATTTTCAAGGGTAGCCTCCCCGCAGGGGTTTGTGCCTGTGGCTGAATCTGGCTTCAGTTCCCCCATTCTACCATACTTCTGAATTGCTGTCCGATTGACGATCCCAAAAGCTTCTCCCTGCTCGTAGGTCTTCCAAAACAGGGGATGCAAATCTTCAATGTCTTCACAGATCACAGAATAGTTGGCACAGCTACGGTGAGTAGGTATCGATCCTAAGTCCCAACGCTTAGCCTTTAGATACTCCTTGTCCCAACAATCCCCAAGAATAATGATTGCACTGCGCCGAACGTTTCCTGCCACGACCATCTCACCAGTAGCAGTAAGAAGATCTGCCGCATCTATCGGCCTAACGTGCTTTCCTCCACGCGCAACAAGAATGGCACTCAAAGTCTCAACGAATCGAACGAGAGGCAATGGACCTGACGCCACACCACCAAAGCCCACAATAGGTTCCCCATATCCTCGTACACAGACCGTAGAATAGGTGAATGGTTTTCCAGTAACAAAATAGCTCTCCAACACCCTGCGCGTAAGTTCACACCAGCCTTCTCTAGAATCAGGAATAATAAAGTCCGCATCCTTAGTTGCCTTGTGAGTTACGTGAACATCTTTCTTTACTTTTGGAAGCTTGCTTGTAAACTGGCTCTCAACACTCATTCCTACTCCACCACCTAACATGAGCAAATCCTGCGCTATTACAAAGTTGTTCCAATCATCTGCTGTGAAGAACCAGCAGTTCACTAAAGCTGCCCCACCAATCCTGTCCTGCGCGGGCGCTCCTGAAAACCAATAGCCTCTTCCTGCCGGTCCAGCCTTGCGCTCATTCGCATACTTGATTAGTTCTTTAATCTCTTCTTCAGGAACATTGTGTCCCTTTACATTTCCTGCAACCGCTCTTTCAACTGTTTGTTCCCAATTCTCATAACTTCCAGAATCCCTTCGGCTGTAGGTCCGGCGATAGACTATTCTAGAAAGATTTGACCACTCTTTCATATTTTGATACCCCCTTTTAGACTAAAACACAGCCCACTCCGTTAGAAGTGGGCTTTTTCTACAAAACTATTACTGACAACTTGTTAGGCGATAACCTGTAACCTGCGATCTCCGGAACTCCACATAGCCTCCCGAACTAAGCGGGGCATAATGACACAACCTTCACTGGCCGCACCGGGGTGAACAACACTATCTCCATGACAAAGGAATCCGCTGCGTCCCTCCATATCGTTTGCTGCATCTGGTGTTAGCCGCATGACAAATGGACCATGTTCTGTGGTATTAAAAGGCGGTCCTTCAATGGTGTAAAAACCTTCTGGAATTGGACCTACATCCTTCACGAATTGCTCTGCTGGATTATCATATCCAACACCCTGCATACCACTGTAACCTTTGCCAAATGGCTGACTATTTAAGGTCAACTCACCTGTACTTTGTTTGTATGTAAACATTATTTCTCCTTAAAATTTGGCATCTTGAATCATCTACTAACCGTTCGTTCATTTGGCATACTCATAAGGATTCGAACCCTAACCTCAACGTGTTGGAGACGTGCATCATGCCGTTAGACCATGAGTATGTTTGGCTCCGGGAAAAGGACTTCAACCTTCACACTTTCGCTTACAGGGCGAATGCTCTAGCAATTGAGCTATCCCGGATTAACTTCCGTGCTGTCCTTTCTGGCTCCGGGTCAGAGACTCGAACTCCGATTCACGGGTTCAAGGCCCGGTGTCCTAACCATTGAACGAACCCGAAGTATATAATACCAGTTGGTAAAAGACGCGTATCATATACCAATTCTACAAATTCTCATACTCAGAAATGTCTGGATGGAAAGGCCATTGCAATGCAGGAGCAGTTACTGTTCCATCCTTCTTAGTATGGGGAACATAGTGACCATAATTGTTAGCTAAATCTCGGTAGTAGTCTCCGAGAATTTCCCTGTCTCTAACCCTCGTACAGCGTACCGACTTATTCTCTTCTGGTTTTCCCATGCTCCTCTTTCTCCACTAACGACATCATATGTTTCAAACACACCACACTTACAAAATATAAGAATTTTGTAATAGGGCGGTCCCGGCATTTCGTAACCTACTTTTGTGTCAAAAACATGCTTATGCATACTTCTCCCTGATAGTTTTGGTGGAAGTGACAGGGATCGAACCTGCGACCTCAAGTATGCAAAACTTGCGCTCTCCCAACTGAGCTACACTCCCACTCCCACTAAGAACATTATACCACGGACCTACTTATCTGTCAAGCTATAGACCTTTTAGACCGATAAACAATCCAGAAACAAACCCTGTTCCAAAGCCCCAAGCAAATGTTTTCAAACGACTCTTACGGGCCGCAGCCTTAAGAGAATTTACCTGTGCCGTGCATGATTTTGTCTGATCTACTAACTCTGTCTTTAAATCAGTAACCGCAGTTTGTCCTTGCAAAATTAACGCCGATGCTTTTCCTGATTGCACATTTAAATCGTCCACCTGTGCCTGTGTCGATTGAAGGTTTGCTTGTAGAACCGGAACAGAATCAAGTTGGTTTACAGTTGCTATCGCCGCATCATCTGTTACAGTTGTCCCTGATATATTCGAGACAACTTCTGTAGAAGGCTTATTAATGTCCGCTGCCCAATGTGTTGCAAGAGCCGTCGGAGCAAGCGTGGCATTTGTAGCCTGCTGCTGGACCAATACCTTATTCCTGCTAGAAATAGCTGCCGAAAGCTGTGCATTCTGCACTACCTCAGCATTTAATGCCGTTTGATAGTCCTTTAGGGTTGTAGCGGCCTGAGACAAAGCTTGGTCAGTCGCAGTCTTCTGTGTAGCAAGGGTTGCAAGAGCAACCTGCTGCTTTTTAGAATCCACACCGTCAACATAAGAAAAGTATTTCTGAGCAAGAAACACTGCTAGGACTAAAGCTAGAAAAACAATAATTAGTGTAGTGTGTTTTTGAAGCCATGTCTGACTAGCCACTGCTGCTACTGGTGCTGCTGGTGTGACTACTGCCGCCTTTGTCGCCGTAACGACTACTGGTGTTACCGCTGGTGTTACCATACCGATCTCCTTCTAGTTTCTTCATTAAGAAAAAATTACCTGCCCATAACTTACCAGCCCACTCTTCAATCTGGCTCCATGGTCCATAATATTCTTTACTTGACTGCTTTTCCATTTTTCACCCTCTTAGGTAACTTTTTGCCCTTTGTTGGATCAAGCCACTCTTTCTTAACTTTTTCCTTTCCTCCAAACTCTTTTTGGTGGGTCATTATGTACCCTATTTGTGCCTTCGATTTTGCTGGCATTATTCTCCTTGATAATTCCACTTAACTTATCTAAAAAATCCGCATACCATGATGGGTCTATTACATTACCATCCTCATCATACAGTAACGGCCTATCGTCAATCAAGTTCCCGGTTGCTTGTGTGTCTAGAAGTATAGCAATACAAGCAAGCGCATGGCCGAGATGGTGAACCTTGCTATCTCTGGCGCACTCTTCACCTTCAAACCAACAATCTAGATGACGCCTCGCCGCATCAACATAAATACTAGCTTGGACTGACTTATCCCTGAAATTATACGGCCCGTATTTTCCGGCACCGTCCATCATTGCCATTGCTCCCCACGCTGTAGCAATTGCAGGAAGCTTTGTCAATGAAACTTTTTTACTACCTATAACATCCTTAGGATTAGGTCCGTCTGCTTTCGACTTTGGACTAATCCTGACATTCTTCTTTGGCATATCTTGAAAATCTCCTCGCAATCTTCTCCAAAATATTATTCCACCAGTACCAACGTACTGCATATACTTTTACAGCATCTCTTGCCATAAGCATATACTTATGACCATCATCGTGTATGAATAGTTCATGAACATCAATGTTACAGAAAAGAGAACTAGGACGAAAATCAACGATATTCAACTATTTTCTCCCCAATTTCTTTAACCCAGTCATACAGCCTGTCGAACCAATAATAACGCTCAACAGCAATGGCTGTTTTTACTTTCTTAGTAATTCGATAGTTATGACCATCAACTTTAATAATGTCTCCAACGCTTGCTAGGGGATCAAAGTCTACTGTTTTCATCATTTATCGCTCCTCTCTTTGGATTTCTCCTCACGATCCAAAATACCGCCCAAATTTATAAGAACGGTTCCAGCACATGAAGGACAAGCCCACACCGCATCTGAAACCATTTTACAGTTTACACATAGCACAGCCAGTGATAGTGGAATAGCTTGCATACTCATTACGTTTCCCACGGTACCCCTTTCTACAGCATCACACAAACCTTTTTTCGTAATATTTCCTGTCAAAAAACGGGTGCCATTCAACGGCAAAACCAGAAATTGCCCCGTGCTCATCCTGCTTAATTTTAACAACCGAGTATCCAACATGTGCCTGCAACCTCTTCTTACGCATAAACATGGACTGATCAGTAGTACATCCACCTTGTAAAGTATGAACTTCCCTCGGATAGCCATAATTGAATTTATGATAGTGCCCAACAAGTTCAACTTGAGGCTTTTCCCCTCCTTGATAAGACTCTACACGCTTCTGGTCAGTATATGAGATTGCATAAGCCGACCCTCCTCCGGGATGAACAATGCGCATAACAGAAGAACCAGAGCCAAACTGCAATTCAACATCGGCCTCCCCATACCCTAAGTACTTAAGATCATAACGGCCAGCTTCTTCCGCCCTCATCTGAAGATAACGCCCTATTTCTACACCCTCACGTTGCTGATACCATCCTTCATGATCGTCACCGGCAATATAATGAGTTTCAATTCCGTCTCGTACAGGCCAATTATCAATAAGATAATCAAGTTGATGATCCATTCCGGGAGCAGTTATCAACTCTGTCTTATTAAACCTAGCCTCCCCATCAATCCAGTTTCCAGCATTGAAAACAGTAGTAATACCCTCATTCTCAAAATGGTCATATGCTGCATTTAAAACATCTAAACGGGAATGTTTGCTGCACAAATGATTATCTGTAGTGAATCCAAAAATATGCGTCCACTCATCCTTGGTTCCATGAACTGCGCTCTTCCCCGGTTCTAACAGAAAACTTTCATTCAAGTTGTGAAGTCCGCCAACTGTGGTGAACAACATTGCACCGCGATCTTTCATTTCTTCAATAGCTTCTACTACCCGCTCTGGAGAACAGTTCAAAGCTTCCGCGAGAGCCTCTGTAGACCTTGGACCATCACGAAGTAAACGTCGAACATCTTCATACTGAAAAGACTTTACAGCCTCATCACTTGCTCCTAAACTATTATCAACAACTTCTTCCTCCTGAGATGGAATAGCCGCTGCTACAAACGCCTTAAATGTTGGAAAGGATTCACTCCATACCTTCTCCGGGAATGAACCATGGTGCCTGTAAAAATCTCTGGTTACGGTTTTATGCTTGTGAAGAAGCTTTTGCATATCTTCAACCAGTGCGTCCTGCTGCAAAATCTGCGTATCCTGTACTTTACTCATTCTCCTCCGATTTGGTCCGAACTTCAATCATGTTCTTATTGTAGCACTAAACAGACTTCTTGTCAAGCCCTTTCTTGGACTTTTTTGCTGCGGACCTCTTCTGCACCGTAGGTTTACTCTTCGCCCTCACAGACGCTTGGGGCATAGACTGGAAAAGTGTGGGCAGTAAAAACGACCTCAAATCACTGCGCAACTCCTTGACTTCCGCAACGAATGCAACAGTTTGTTGCGCAGTACCTTTACTAAAGATGTCCGTCTGTTTTGCCATACCATCACTGAAAATTTCTGTCTGTTTTGATAAATTCTGACCAAGAAGATTTGTTTGGTTTTCTACATCTTTTCGTAGGCCATTAGTGCTTTCATTAAGTGAATGTACTCTCTCTTTTAAATATACTAAAGTTTCTTTCGACCACGTGACTACTTTAAATGCTCCCCAAATCAGAGCAATCACAGGCACCCAATATTTCGCAATCTCATATACGAGTACAAGACCCGCTAATGTGATAGGCTCTGCCATTTTTATCTCCTATTAAAATACTACTACACGAAAAATGTTAAAGAATTAAGATCAGCTACTCGTCGGTGAATTTCTAAATGATCTAAAATTTTCTCCTGAAACCACGGGTTTGTCACTGGCTCCGCAAGGTCTACGAAATAAACTGCCCCATTGGAAAGATCTGGAGAAGAGGAATCAAACACCCCTTCCACTGCGTGCAAAAGTTTGATGAATACGGGATCCCAAAGCAAAGGCATCTCATCTGATTTTTCCACGATAGCAGACTTTAGTGGCATGTCATGAATAACTTCTAACCAACTCCCCCAACCAAGTTTTACTCTGTTTGCGATAACGTTCATTATGGCTGTAGAAGCAAGGTGTCCACCATACTTGTGCCCTGCTCTCCAGCCATACATGACGAGTTGCCCTTTCAAAAAGTCGTCTTGTCTTAACATTATTTTCCTCCTAATGAGTTAGCAGCATCTGCATAGACACTCTTGTTTGGTGTAGTGTTAGTAAACCCACCACCACCAAAAGTTTTTCCAATAGTGCCAACAACAGCCGGAGCCAACGTGCTTTTCAGGGTTGGGTTATTAAGAGCCTTGAGCGCCCCCCACATCTTAGGACTGTTAGCAACATCTTCCAAGATTTTCTTGACAACTGGTGCTCTCTCGCCCGCCATGGTTGCCATCACTCCAGCAAATGTATACGCCAAAGTGTGACCAAGCCAATAGGAACCAACCGCATGACCTGCCATACCACCAGCTACTGCAAGAGACGGAGCCAGTATACCATACTTAACTGCATTCTTAACGGAATCCACATTTTGAAGACCGGCCATTAACTTATTGTAATTTGCGACTGCTTCCGGTGTAGGTCTAAAAAATGCATCCTTTACTTCTGGGGAATCTTTCAAAGACTTAGCAAAATCTAATAGCTTTGTTGTATCTACCTTATCGCCAATTTCTCCAGTCGCAGTAGTTGCGGCTTCTCTCAACTGATTAGCCATAATCATTTTCCCAAGATCAGCCATATTTTCTGGACCAACAACTTGGGCAAGATTCTTCACACGCTCTGGGTCTTTTAGTAATGAGGTAATATCCCCGTTGCCCAGTATCTGAGAAATAGATTTATCAATGTCCTTCAATGCTGCTGTAGCATTTGGAATTGTCCCAAGAGCATTAACATTCTGCACCTGAGAAATTGCATCCTGAAGCACCCCTGCCCTTATAGATTTACCAAACATCTCCTTGCGAACCTCAGAAGGAATTCTATTCCAGTTTGAAAATAACTTCTGGAAACTAAGTTCCCCTGTCTTTGGGTCAACAGAATCTGCTACAGTTCTCTGTAATGAATCATCAGAAAATTTTCCAAAAGATTCTTCGCCAATTGCTTTTCTAAATGCCTGGATGTCCTTGATGCTTGTTTCCCCGCCCATAAAACGCTTGGCAATATTATTGCTATTACCTTGTAAAGCAGCCTTAACATCTGCGTTCTGATAAGGTTGAATACCGTTTCTGTAATCCGTATTCATCTTGGTGACTTGATTAACCAAGTCTGGTTTACCAGATTTCTCAGCTAATTGTTGAAGAGTGTCATGTATACCATCCTTCAATTCGAAATAGATGTCACGATCTGCGTTTTGCTCATCTGTCATCCACCCGGTATTACGAATCAACTTATTTATTTTTTTCTCATAAAAAAGAAGATGATCGGCAGTTAGCTGTGTCGGTTCTCCCTTATCATTTATACCCAGTGTTCCTTCGGTATCTGAAAGTGCATCGACTAACGCATTGGCCTTTGCTGAGCCGGGACGAGTAACTGAAAAAGCCTGATCCAGAGGAGCAGCGGAATCTTGACCACCTTGCGCAATCGTCTGAGCCGCTTTCTGCAAAGGGCTTCCTGCAAAATCAACAGTAGTCCCGCTTGCTGCCTTTTTAATAGCACCGGCCTGTGCTTGATAATTTGTCCCTAAAGCATCATGTGCATCTTTAGCATACTTCTGCGCTGATTGAGTTATCTCGGATGCGGTCGGTGCATTTCGTGCAAGGTCATTCCCAATCTCTCCTGCTTGTGAAATAGTATCGTTTCCCTGATTTAACGCCTCTTGCGCTGCCTCTCGTTGAGGGGCAAACGCGTCATTTACCTTAGAGGCTAATTCAGAGTTAACGTTAGCACGAGTAGGAACAACAGGAGACTTACTTCTAGGGGGAGAGGTCTTTCCCTCTGCGAATTGGAGATTCTTAGTTAATTCAAGACTGTCGGGGTCTGTTTCAAAGGCGTGACGAATTTTCACCCACTCCGGGTGTTTGGCTTCTAATTCAGCAATTCTTGCCGAAATGTTTTCCTGACCAGCAGCCCGGTCATTCCAGCTACCATACATTTTCTCGGTTCCGGTTTGCTCTAAAACTTTTCCTGCACCGGTTTCCTCAGCAGCCTGTTTCACTGCGTCACGAAGTTGCCCCCCAGTACTAGATACTACAACATCATATCCGCTCGGAGTAGGAATTAAGGTTCTATTTTCAATCCCGTTCTTGTCCAACACTTCGGCAATAGAGGCAGGTCCAGCTTCGGAAGAAGGAACATGAAATCTAAACAGAGAATCGTCTCCTTCTCCGGGATGGAAGGACATAACAGCTTTCTGTCTAGTTACTCTCCCCATCAAAGCGGTATGATAATCTACTGCATCGGGGTCAGTACTCGGATCAAACCTACTTGTCGTAGAATTTTCCGCTCCATCTTTCCAATTTCCCAGAGAGTCTTTCGTTTCAGCATCCAACCCCAACATCCCAGACAAGCGTTGAGACAAGTTTTTTGTAAGACCTTGCTCTTTGGAAGAAAGCTGTTTTTGAGCGTCTCCTATTCCTCCTAAATTTTCGTAAACATTTGGGCTGACAAAAGAGTATGCCGTTTTCTCGTCCCTATACGCAGGACTGACATTAACAGGGGCAAAAGACTTTACAACCCCTTGACTACGATAGCCGTCAAAACCATTTTGTTTAATCAACTCTTCAACATTTTGTCCAAAAGGCTTTCCGTTTTTCTGAGTAAGTTCCTGCGCCTGTGTTTGAATGTTGAGAGGATCGGCATCTCGATCATACATCTTATTGTAGTCGATCTGGCCGGAATACTTATATGGTCTTGCTTGTATCTGAGGTTCCTTTACTCCGGGTTCATAGAACTGTGTTCCCGGAACTACAGGACGTTTTGTTTCTGCGCCATTACCAATTTGCGTAGCGTTAGGATCAGTAACCTTCATACCCTTCTTATAGCTCCAGTGTTCAACTGGACGCATATCAGTTCCTGCCTCTCCCGCTCCAGTCCCTTCACCGACCTTGGATAACAAATCATCTATAGTATTAGCTGCCTGTCCACCTTTTCCAATAACAGAACTAATAGCTGACATCGGAGCATCGAGCAATCCACCCGTTATTGCCATGTTCTTTGCAGAACTCCAAGCAGCCGCTTGATCTCCGGGGTTGTGCAATTCAGATTGTACACCCTGCACTGCTCCTGCTTCAGTTCCATGCAGTGCGGCAAGACTGGTAATCCTCGCACCAACTCGCAGTGCGTTTGCAAGACGTGGAGAGCCTTGAATAGTCTTCATGGCTTTTGCAGCACGCTCAAGACGTACCGCATAAGGCAAAGCTTGAAGAGCTTCATCACCAAGAATGAACTCACCGATATTGGAAATACCTTGACCTAACAATTCTGGACCAGATGCTTGTTCATTATCTCCAGCAACCTCATGCAACCATGCACGTGCAAAATCAGGCAATGTTGGGAGAACAGGTTGCAATGCTGCGTGTAACTCCGCACGTTTCACAGGGTCTTTAATACCTAAAGTATCAGCGGCCTTCTCACCCAAGTTGTATGATATATCATCAAGCGTGGCAATTGATTTTAAAGGAGTCTCACCCATTCCTGAAACAGTCTCAGCAGCACCTAGCCCAATTCCCTCGGCATTCCCAGACACACCACCTTTGGCAAAAGCAGCGTTGCGCTCTTGGGAAAGTTCACTGGCTGGTTTGGGTTTCTCTGCCTGTTTGTAAGCTGGATTAGATACAAACTCACTGTCCTCTGGATTTGGTTTATAGCTAGGATTAGCTGCAAATGTATTGTCATCTACCGAGGGACCAGTCTGCATCTCATTGGCAGGGGTAGTCACATCAGATACATTGCCTTCATTTGGAGGGTTAGAAACACCTTCCAAAGAAGAGGAGGGAGTTTGTGCTTCTCCCCCCGGCATAACAGAACCAGTATGTACCGTATCTATTCCACCGGGATTTCCTGTTACGGTATATCCCGGACCTTTTTCGACCACTTGTTGACCAGCCATTTAATCTCCTTACTGCGTCGGTTGACCCGTTGCGATAATATACTTATGACCCGAACCATCCATGCCAATTTTACCGGACTTGCTTATCTGTGCATATTGAGAAGTATCATTGGGTTTAAATTGTTGTTGTTGCCCGGCCCCGCTTTTCTCCCACGGCGTGTCTAACCCATAGTTTTTAAAAATTTTAGTTGCTCCACTGGGAACATTGATTAAATGCGTCTGAGTAATATCATAAGTATTTTCATCAATTGCGCTAATTCTTCCATACATCAGTTTAGTTACAGCCTCGATAGCCCCTTCTTTCTGTGCTAAAGTAAGAGCACCCTTAAAGTTATCTTCATTCTTCTTTACCTGATCTTCATATGGAACCGCCCCGCCTGCACTTACCTTGCTGGCCTCTTGAATTGCAATTGGAAGAATTGCATTATAAATTACAACCGGAGATGCGCCGGTCTGGAAATGATAAGTATTTATTAGGGAGTTTAGATAGGGCATTGTAGTTAAATCGCCATTCATTGCTCTAGCTGCCTGCTCTAAATTAGTTAAATGCTGCGCAGCCACTCCAGCATTCTGAATAGCCATGCCATTCTTAGAGTTTCCAGATGCATTCTCAGCAAGTACTTTCTGAGCCGGTATATAATTCTTTTGGTCATATCCAGGATTAATAAACTCATTGATGTATGACGCACCCGTTTGAGCATCCATTTCATTGGGAGAAAATTTCTGCGCTGTTCTCACTGGAAGAATGGTGCTTATTGGTGCTTTAAGGTGTCCTACTAACCACAGGGCATCAAAGTTAAACGGAATCTTGACTCCCTGCTTAATCAGTGCAGCTTTGGCATCAACGGAATTCATATCAAAAACTTTAGGATCAAATTTGAAATTATCAGGAGGAACTAAAAATGCCTGCTGAGCAGATGATATTTTTGCATCACTCGCTGCTTTAAAGTTAGCTTTCTCTTCTGCTGCTTTCACTCCTACATCAGATTTTTCCTGCAAACGCTGCGCAGTAAGCGCATCGTCGTGATCACGAATAAAATCAGGATTTCCTTGATTCATAAATGCGGCAATATTATTAGCCGCTGAGTCATTTCCTGTAGAATGAAGATGAGCAAGTGCGTCACCAATCATATCAGCTTTGTCGGATGTAAGCCCGTTCATAGCTCCCATAAAAGCTTCCATATCTGAACCTGTAGTAGGGTTCTTGGCATTCCATTGTTCTAACGACAATCTATTAGCCGGGGCCGCATTAGGAACAGCATTTGGGTTAGGTGATGGTTTCTCTCCCAAACCAACCATACTCGACACACTATTAACATAATTCTGTGTATTTTCCGCAGAGTGTTGGGCGGTATCTTGTATTTCTCCATTGGGGCCAATCGCAGAAGGACCACTATAATAAGCTGCAAAAGCTTTTTTAGGATCATCCTTATAGGTCTTCAATAATTGAGAAAGGTATGCCGTACCAGCATTCACATTCTGCTCTGGATCAAATGGATTTTTAGGATACAAGTTTCCCATAGATGGGGTAAGCTGCATCAGACCTTTGGCTCCTGTAGGACTTACAGCATTCGGATTACCGTGGCTCTCTTGTGTAATCAAAGCCTTTACATATTCGGGACGAACTCCATTAGTCGTAGCCGCTGTTTCAGCTAATGAGGAAATTTTTGGGTCTTTAATTTCAGGAGACTTCGTAGGAGTTACCGAACTTCCTTGAGGATTCTGTCCCGCTGCATCTCCCTCTTTAAACATACTAGCAACTTTAGCATTACCAACATTCCAGCTAGCAAGCTTTGACTTAATATTTAAGAAATTAGCTAACTCGATTGGAGATGTCATCACTGAGTCGTTTCCTGCCCATGACAATCCCATTTCTTTTGCTGTAGCCATGTCGTCTTTTGTGAACAAATTAGTAAGTTTTAGTCCGGGTTTCACAATGTAGTAATCAACATCCCATTGTGGTACACCTTGGGCATTCTTCACCTGTTTACCGTCTGACCCCAAACGTGCAACACGCATAAATGGAATTGCATTATCCGCCGTTACATTGTACTTTGCAAAATCACTATACTTAACCGGACCTTCGATGAAGTTAGGAGCCTTCTCTTTAAGCAAGTTCAAGGTTGGAGTATACTGACCAATATACTTATCGGTTGATTCTTCCTCCATATTCCCCACAGTACGAGCCATAGAGTACATTCTAAGGTTTGTCTCAGTCACTTGTGCTTTATTTGCAAAATCTTCCTGTGCCTGTTTTTGTGCTGCTTGATCCTGTTGCTGTCTCTGACCTGCAATTTCCTCACCTTTTTGAAGACCGGCTGCTCCAGCGTTACCTAAGAAATTCGGACCCGGCTTTGCTCCCAATCCTGCAAATGCTCCTGATAACATTTCCATAGCAATAGCAAGACCTAAATGCTTCCCACTAACGGGAACCTCAGTTTTTATCGTCTTTCCAGAGTCATCAACCGTATAGGAATAGCGGGGACCACCAGTAAAAATTTGTGCTATTTTTGTAACCCTTGACGCCGTCTTTTTGGACGCTTCTAGAGAAGGATCAGGAGTAGCGGGATTTACCGGAGCATTAGGAGTCACAGATGTAGCGTTTTTAGACGCAGGAGAGGGTTTGCCGTCTTGTGCTGGCTGTGCCTGTTGCCCCGGCTGCGTCGCCTGCGTTGGCTGCGCTGGCTGTGTCGCTTGCGCTGCTTGAGTTGGCTGTGCAGCTTGCACCGGTTGCGCTGGAGCAGTTGCTACAGATGTGTTACCAACATCTCCCGCCGTGCCATCGGGAGGAGGAGTTGACACTCCCTGATATGGGCTAGACGCTGAATCTTGAGTATCTACTACTGCTGAACTTGGAGTTGGCATATTTATTTTCCTTAATGTCCCTAATATATTACTAACAACTTACATCTTTTTACATCTTTGCGGCTGCACCGGCTGCTGAACCGAGAGCACCTGTTACTGCTCCTACCCAACTGCTATTCTCCGAAGAAATTTGATTAGCCATGCTACCTGCCGCTTCACCCGCCCCGGTTGCTTCTCCTGCCGCCCCACTCGCCGGTGTAAATACTCCCGGAAGTGCCTCTTCCCCACCAACAGCTGACGTATAGTTCTTATTACCTTGTGCATAGTTCGCTTGGGTGATCTGACTTAGTTCCGAGGATGTCTGGTTAGCTGCACTAGATGCAAGGTTAACATCGGCTCCAATAGTCGCCCCATTTGGCAACGATGTGTTTCCTCCCCCAATAGCTGCTTCCTCATTGCCTACAGCTGCTTTAGCATTTTTATAGCCCTGCGCCGTTTGTGTGATAGCCTGAGAATTCAAATTGGCATTCAAGGTCGGAGAAAATCCTTGCTGATCTGGACCAGCTTGAACAATTGGGGCAAATGTCTTCATTAGACTACTAAAAACAGTAGAAGAATTACCAAACACGGTGCTTGCCTGCGACTGCAACTGGCTCATAAAACCAATCTGTGAATTTTGTATGCCAGTCTGTGCTGCCGTCGCCCCACACATCTTCTCTACCGGACCAAAATAATCAAACCACTCGCTATTCATAAGAACGTATTCTGTACCGACTAGCGAGTATTCCAACTTTCTGTATATTTTCATTATAGCACACCCTCTGACACTTTGTCAACTTCTCGAACTGCATCTTCCTGTAAATACTTTACCAAGAACTGCTCATCAAAAACTTCGAAGCCGAGCCGCTTAATACAGAATTTTCTGAGAAGTGGGACTATGCTCTCAAAAAGAAAACCCCTGAAGCCGTTCTCTTTAGCTCGTGCCTCTAGAATAGGAAACCCTTCAAGCATTACCCTCATGTTTCGTTTAGCATCTCGGTTATTCAAGAACTGGATGTCAAGGCGCACCATGTACCAACTAGTGTCTTCAGTGTTAAACAATGGATGGCCCCTCACAAATAGAACAGGACCAGCTTCATCTGAGAATACAGAACACACTGTGTTGGCTTCAATAAAAAAATCCAACGGAGTATTCCTATGATATTCGTCTGCCGCCAAGCTTTCTTTCAAAAGAGGATAATCATCAGGATTAATAAACCGACTCGTAATCATAAATTCCTTAACTTCTTGAAAAAACTTAATAGACCACTGATACTACACCAGCGACTCTGTAAAAATCTCCTACTGCAAGTCCACCTGCTATGGCAAGAGCATTAGTTGAATATAACGGAAGACCAACTACAGCTAAAGGACTGTTCGGCGTTGTTGTCCCGATGCCGACGTTGCCGTTTAATAACGTCTTCGTTACCGCACTATTTCCCAAAACTACCTGATTGCTTGCCGTTACCTGAGCACCGTTACCAAGAGCCATTGAGTTGGTTATTCCGTCTACCGATGAGTTAGCACCATAACCAAGGAAGGTGCTGTTGGTCATTGTTTGTAGTGCGACATCAGAATTGTAGCCAGCCTGGTACCCCTGCGCGGAGTTTCTGCTGCCTGTCGTGTTGGAGTAAAGGGCACTGACCCCCTGCGCGGAGTTGCTGCTGCCTGTCGTGTTGGAGTAAAGGGCTCCGGCCCCCTGCGCGGAGTTGCTGCTGCCTGTCGTGTTGAATTGAAGGGCGATGGCCCCCTGCGCAGAGTTGTAGTAGCCTGTCGTGTTGGATTGAAGGGCGATGGCCCCCTGCGCAGAGTTGTAGTAGCCTGTCGTGTTGGAGTAAAGGGCACTGACCCCCTGCGCAGAGTTGTAGTAGCCTGTCGTGTTGGAGTAAAGGGCTCCGACCCCCTGCGCAGAGTTGTAGTAGCCTGTCGTGTTGGACTGGAGAGCATTCATACCTACCGCCGTATTATATGAACCCGTATATACATTTGTGCCGTCATACACTGAACTCTGTCCACCTCCACCGATGAAGATGTTGTTTCCTGAAGTAGAAGTTGGTTTGAAAGTAGAAATGAGAGCAGGAGTGCCGTTGGTGTTTACATTGATGTTGCCTGAAACATCCAGCTTTTGACCTGGTGCCGTCGTCCCGATGCCGACGTTGCCCGCCGTATGCCCAGTATAATTCCCATCAATCCGTGCGTACTCTGTGTTGTTTTCGTTGAACGTGATCGCGTTTTTATTTGCGTCACTACGAGCGCTTCCACCCAAAAATATTGATGCGCCAGTTGTCGATGTCGGACCTTCTGCGTTGATGATTAAATACCCCCCAGTCCCATACGTCGTGCCGACGGTCTGGGTCGTGGCATCAAGGGCGATACCAGACGAACCCTGCTGAAATGTAGTAGTACCGGCGTTGGTAAACGAATTCGCTGCATTAAGCAAGGGAACATTGCTGGCTACAATACCGCTATCGGCAATCTGACCCGCTGCACCAGTAAAGCTAACTAAATCTCCATTTGTGGAAGATGTTGGACCCGTAGGAATAGACGCACCACTTCCTGTTAATGATTTACCAGCAACTGCACTCACGGCGGGGGTAGCGGTGGTTACCGCCGTCAACTGTCCGGCTGCATTATATGTTAATATGGGAATTGCTGTTGTGCTTCCAATGGGTCCAGCCGCTGTAATTGTTCCGCCTTTTACTACAGTGCTTGAACTAGTTCCGGTAGGCAGGTATGCTATACCAACTGTGCCAGACGATATATTGCTGGCGTTAGCTGCGAAAGTTTCTGCATTACTTTGTGCTGTAGCTGCTGCTCCACTGGTATCATATACACTCGCACCAATGGCTGTCTGGATGTTGGCTGAAGTAGCTGCCGTTATTGCACTAGATGAGGAGAATGCTGCAATATTAGGACTAACTGGAGAACCGCTAAGAGTAACTGTTCCTACAGGAACTGCCCCTCCGTCGGTGATACTTGTCCCTGAAGTGTTTCCCATAACTGCTAGATGACCAACGGTTGCACCGCTGCCCGGTCCTGTAACTGGGTTAGTAAGTGCTGTCTGGAAATAGGATGTTGCCTTTGTAGAAGCAGTTCCAAGAGACAATGCAGTTATGGATGCATTTACAAAAGCATCGGTTGCAAGGTCTGCTGTATTATCACCTGTAGTCTGTGTAGCTGCCTTCGTACCAGAGGGTAAAGTTGGCGTTCCACTAAGATTGGATGCTGTGCCCGAAGTGTTTGCCGCATTAGCAGGAATATCTCCAGACAAAAGTGTTGGTAACTGTGCATGAGGTAAAGTACCCGTTGTAATATCTGATGCTGAAACTGTGACATTGCTGCTAAGTGCATGACCATTGACCGTAGTACTAGTTGGAACTCCCCCTAAACCGCTCAGCGTCACTGCCGCCGCCGCACCCGCCACATCAGCCCCTACAGTGTGGTAGTCAATCGCTATATTTGTAGAACCATTGAAAGTCGCTCCCGGAGCAGCACCCCCCGACGCTTCCGCCGTTAGTACACCAATCGTCGAAGAATTTGTGACATTCACATTAAGCGCACCACTCGTCGATACTATCGGGTTCCCTGCTCCATCTTCAATTTTTATTCCGCCAAAGTTGCTCATTCAATTGCTCCTGACTAGATAATCCAAAAATTTGTTCCATCTGCGGCAAGGTCCATGCAATCACCTAGAGTTGTGATCGTCATCGTAGCCACACCCTCAATCAAACCAGAAGACGGGCTTATAGTCACTGTATTTACATCACTTGAAATCTTCTTGACTGATACCGTAGAATCCAGTGTAGGAGCAGGAAGTGTCACAGTGAAGCTTGCAGATGTCGTGTTACAAAGTACAAGATTCCCGTTCACAGCCGTATAATTAGCTGTCTTGGTAACTACAGAAACACTGCTTCCGCCCCCTCCAACGGATGAAATAACTCCTGCGCCTGTGATAGTAATTGTCGTTCCGTCCGGCTCAACTACGCCTAATGCTAAAGTGGTTGCAATTGGTAAATCAGTAGGAGCTATTGCGCGTAAAGAGGCTACACCCGAACTTCCATTCGGTGTAGCCATAACTTCATTTGCAGTACCAGAAGGCTCAGACACTGTAAGAGATGCAACTCCGGCATTAACTGTTACAGCACTGGCTCCGGGGAAAGTAAAATCGATTTCATTTATTCCGTTCACGTTACATTTTGTCATTTTACAATCCCCGGTCTACCTGTGAAATCCTGAAAAATTATTACTGCATCCCATAAAGAGTCGCTGTCGTTCCTGCCACAAAATTGCTACCGCTATTTAGCACAAGTGAAATACTGGTGATTGCATCCGTGCTGTTCCAATCCGCAGAAACTAGCATTGGTTGCAAAAATGAGCCCGCATTCCAAAAATGCTGATTGCACATTATCTCTTTGTAGAATGCTGTCCCTGTATACGACAAAATTAAGCAGTTTACACACCCCGCTTTTCCTGTTGTTGCCACATTATTAAGTGTAGCAACAATAAAATAATCTTGAGCAGTTAGCTGTGAACTTACCGCAGAACTACCATTGCCCACAAGAAATGTCATATCATAATCAGCACTGCTATCGGAATTGAAAGTTGCATGAACATCATCCTGTGAACCGACGTTAGAACTGCTCTGTCCGTTGATAATAAGTTGCAGGTTAGTATAGCTTCCCGGTATAGCATTGAAAGCAATACTTGGGACAGGAGAACCAACCACAACCTTCCCGATCTGTGTCAATGCTCCGCTACCCCCGCCGCCAACGGCTGAAATCACTCCACCGCTTGTAACTGTAATTGTTGTCCCATCAGGCTCTACCACACCTAATGCGGAATCAGTCGCTATTGGTGGATTTGCAGAAGCAGCCAGTTCCCAACCGTTTCTTGTTGAGACATACAACGATTTGCTAGAAATATCTACTCCTAATGCTCCAATACCATGAGCACCACTATTAGGCGGTCCATAAAAAATCTTATCAAATGACATTTTTTTTCTCCTTACATATTATTAGAATTAATTAAATACCAATTAGTATCCGCTAAATTGTACGTCCACTTATAACAACTATGTTTGTTTGCCGTGAGTGTGACACTAAATGTCCCTAATAGGTTACCAGCAACTGCTACAGCGTGTCCGGTAACATCTTGCTGCCAGAGTATCGTAATCTCCTGCCCATCTGTCGGGTTGGTTATACTCATGCTTGTTATAGGTGCAGTCACGTTAACAAAGAAGCTGTTGCCAAGGCTACAATCAAGGATAAGAGAGCCGGAAATCGCCGCCGCTGCCTGAACCTCAAAAACCCCCGCCGTATTTGCAAGGGTAATTGTGGTGGTCCCATTATTCGCGGTGCAAAGAAACGTACCGTTATTTGCAGGAGTGGCTACGAAACCGGAAACTGTGAAAAGCAATCCTACTAAACTGTTTACAGGAACAACAATTGTCCCTGTATAAACCGTAGAGCCTCCTGCCGCAGTCGCAGCAGCCGACAGCACATATGACTTCACAACCGGAGCAGTTATAATCTTGTTTGAAGCAAGACCAACATATGCACTGACATTTCCACTGCCATCTTCCTGAAAATTTACATTTGTTCCTCCAGTTGGGGGAGCAGGAAGATTATTATTCAAATTTATAGACATACTTAAACTCCATTTACTAGAACAGGCTTCACTACATTCACACTAATATTAGGGTCATCCGAGATTGCAACACCATTGCATAAAATCTGCGCCTCCAAAACAGGAACCCATGAATTTTCGTCCGCACTATATTGTAATACTTGCCCTGAGTATAACCCCGCATTCGCAACAGGAGTTCCCTGTAATCCAACAACTCTCACTATAGGAGAACCTGCCGTTGAAGTCGCATCACCTGTGATTGGGTATACTCCTCCACCCGGACTTATACATTCGCGGTTCATAAATTCTCCTTAACTAGTTGCCAATGGAACGTATGAAATACCCACTGTAATATTGTCGGTAGTTATATCTAAATTTGTGATAGTAACATATACCCTTGCAGTCACAGGAGACTCCCCATTAGAGCCCATACGATCCTGAAATGTCCAAGTATAAGGAGAGGTATCTAATACCACATCAGTGATAATGTTCTGAGTAGAGCCTGCTGGTGGAGTAACATCTAGACCTCTATATAAATCCCCAAGCTGAGCGACCCGTGAACCATATATTTGAATACGACAAGGAGCACTTGCGGTCAATCCTAAAAGCTGGAATGACTTACTGAGTGTAATAGACCCAGAAAACTTACCTCCGGGTCCAAGACTAGCTGCAACAAGGGATGCCTGTGTTACAGTAATTCCCGTTATGCTGCCTCCGCTTCCCCCACTAGAACTTCCCCCACCTGAACCACTCGAACTATTCGAAATATTCGAATAGTTGTTAGTAACATATGTACCACTTCCACTTACTGGTGCAGGAGGAGTAAAAAATCTAGTCTGTGAAGTAGAACTTCCTTTATAAAACTGCCTCTGAGAATCAGGGTCAGTTTGACCAAGAGAAGGCAACGGGCATCTCATAAAAGGGTTTATTCCCGGCTCCACGCTTACAGATGGAGCCGGTATACCCATAGAAGGAGAAGCCTCATTGGTAACTGGGGTATAATTACTCATATCTAAATTTTTAGTGCTAGATTCCTGTAATGTTGGCATTTATATACCCCTATTATAATTCTTGCGAAAAAGTGCCAAAAATGGTTGTTGAAAGCAACTCATTGGCCACTGTATCATACGGAGAAAATATGATTTGCAACTGGCAATGGCGCATCGCCGCCGTCTCATCTTTTAACTCGGACAAATAGAAACGCTGACTGTACAAAGAACTACTTGGTTTTAAGTTTGGAGGATCGTTTACCCATACCTTCAGAATATCAATTGGTCCTGTATAATAAGGTAAACACTCGTCTACAAGAAGTCCAATCACAAGAGGAGAACCAACCTTTATAGACTCTGTTGTAATAAAAGCTACTTCAGCAATCTGACCCGGTTGGGCCAATACCACTGAACCAATAGTAGCATATGCAGGGTATGATGTGCCACTATCGGAATATACCGTTAAATCTCTCTGTGTGATACTTCCTGTACCGGTAGGTCCAACTAAAAGACGATGAACTCCCGGAGTCACTTCAACGCTTTGGATAGCTCCCGCTCCTCCTGTGATAATAGAATAAGGCGACCATGTGTTTCCGCTTTCAGGAGCCGGTGTATCCATCAATTTATACCAACCTGTTGCACCATCTCCCACATACCACGCCTGATCTTCCCCTTCAACGTGCCATGCTACATATACATTAGCAGGATTCCAGTTCTGTCCGGGATTTCCATTCGTTAACCGAAACTGATCTCCAATCGGCAAACTTGCAGAACTTATACCATTCTCGGGATTCAAAATAACAAATTGATTGTCTGTTGTAAAAAACCCTATTAATGTTCCGCGTAAATCTAAAGCATTATAACTAAGCAATCCCACCCCCGGAGCCATAGGAAGTGCTCCCTGAATCGGACTTTGCGCTGTTCCGTTCCCTTGAATAATATAGATGTCTGAAACGGTAAAAATAAATGCCCCAGATGCTGTAGGAACAATTCGTTTTACTAGAGACGGCATAGATGAAAAGTTTAATGGTGCTGTTCCATTTATACCATTTCCGCATGGAGTGGCAGGACCGGTCGTCCAATAAACCACATTTCCAATGCTGTACCAAATTCTATCAAGATGATAAGTTAAATTGATTGCTCCAGCGCCCGGAGGAGTATTCTCTCCATCAATCGCACCCAATATCTCGTTATTCAAGCCTACATCCAGCGTTTTATCGGTATACCCATCAGTAAGATATACACTTAATGGTACAGTCCAATCAGAAAGCTGGCCCGGTATCAAAAGAGGAACAGACTGACCGTCTGTGCTTCTAAAAATGGCTACATAATCTGACTGCGGGTCTATAACAGCTTTATCCGGCAAACCGCTTCCCGGTTCCAAAAATACCCCATTAATACCGATAAAGTTACCTGTTACCTGAGATGCTGGACTACAGTTAGACACAGTATCATCTAATGTATCGACCAATGCTACCCAATATGTCCAACCGCCATTAAATGTACTCAACGTTCCAGTTTTAACCGTTGCAGCAATACCCTCATTTATCCAAATTAGATTTGGATTATCATAGGTAAGCGAGTTTGCGCCGGTAGAGAATGTGGGAGCAATTGCCCCAGTAACACCAGTTCTATATGGTGCTTCCTCATAGCCATTAGGGTCTACAATTGTAGTATCTGGTAATGTAAATGTTGTATTTGCTGCCCATGAAAAATCCGTCACAGGGCCGAGATTATACCAAGTTAACTGTCCGCTAGACTCTGTAACCGTGGGATACAAAGGAGCATTTGATACTGTCCAAGAAGGCCAAATTGGTTCGCTTGTTCCGCTTGTAGGATTTCCAGAACCTCCACTTGTATTGGCTAAAATGTCGCCATTACACATAACGTTTAACTGCATTCCGTCATGATACCAATAGCTATAATCAACTTCTACTGGATAATTTCCGGGAGCAGGAAACGTTACTTGAAACGTATCGGTAACTCCAACAGAACCTGAGAATGTGTTTGTAACCGGGTCATAAGTTCCTCCACCCGGAGTACCTCCGTTGGTTCCCCCAAAATTAGGGTATCCTTCTGCTGCTGTAACAACCTGTCCTTGATTATTAGGATAACCTGAACCCCCGGTCGATGTAGCCCCATTTCCAATTCCCCATATCATACCATCGTAGTGACTGATGGAAAAAGTATAAGTACCGGCTACTGGAACATTCAATGTTGCAAGAATAATCAACTCATAGGTGTTAATAAAATTAGAGAATGGGGTGTTGAAGCTAACTACCTCACCGGCTGCATTAACAGTATCCCATGTTAAATTGGCCCCACCACCTGAAGTACTGAAATCATCAAATAAGTTATCCCAACTAAACATACTGCCACTTTCAGGAGCACCGGCAAAATCTAAACTATTTTGAGTTAGAGTGCTGGCAAGAGCACTAGATGTACTTGTTGGATGTGTAAGCGTAAACCGTCCAACGCCACTTCCAGAATGAACACCTGCATATAAATATGCTTTCACACTGCCAATAAGACTTGGTTGAGTATTTTGACCCAACATAAACAGACAATTGATGTTACCGGTTGTTCCATAGGTACTGCCAATAACGAAAGAGCCTTGGATGGTTGCCACAATCGACGAACTGGTTTCAGACACTCCATTTGGATTTGTTAATGTAATAGATGTGGTAGTAGATGCTGTACAAGGAAATACCCCATTATTTACAACATCAATAGCCCCTGTAATAACAAACATCGTCGGAGGAGTGGTAACAAATGCATTATCCGCTCCGCCCGTAATCGCACCGGAGTATACTGTACTTCCACCTACTGCAACCGCAATAGAAGTCAAATTCAATGTAGTACTCTGGGTATACTCTGTATTTGGTTCCCAAGTAAGAGATTTAGGAACACCTAAAGCAACAGTTTGAATCATGGTCCACGTAACTTGACCATCTGACGTCGTAAGACCAATAGTAGTTGCCCAAGTTGGCTGAGAGCTACCGCTTAGACCCGGCGTAGTAACCTGCTGCAAATTTCCGTTTGAATCCACCACCACACTAACTAATGAGTAGAAAACGCCCGCTCCCCACGAAACAGATGATGCACCAAGATCAAAAAGAGGCTGAGAAGTAGGAGGAGCAATTCCCCAATTCTTTACAGCACTTCCACGATTAACCCACTTAACCTGTCCATCTAAAGTTACTCCACCGGCAAAATTGTTAGAACTAGATGGAACAACAGTGCTCCACGTTGGAACTGTAGACCCCGATGCCGGATTAACTCCACCATAGGCTTGCATGGCATCAATATCAGTCTCTGTCCCAACATAATCAACATTGGTGAAACTTGCTGTAAATGTATTGGTAGTAACTCCAGTAAGCAAAACGGTCTGGTTATTTAAAAATGTAGCATTCATATTCTCAGGAAACGATACATACATCCCTGTAGACAGAAAACTAGTTAGTGTTGCTGAAGATGTGATTGTCAGAACGTTTGCGGAAATGGCAACGTCTGTAACCGGAATTGCAATCGGAACTAACTGTTGAACATTTCCATTAGGATCGATCAGAAAAGTAGTATAATATGGGTATGAACTACTGTTCCATTGGGCACCATCTGACCAAACCACAAGACTCTCAAGCCACTTCTGGTTGTCAACTCCATCTCCCCAATACAGGCTATTTCCAACCGACTGCATATAGGATTGTCCTGCCCCTGCACTCTTGGTAAACACAAGCCTCTTTACCCCATTGTATGTAGGATATGAAGAACTCCCTCCTCCTTTGTATAAAGAATACAGAGCATTGGCTTGATCAATCATTAGATTAATTTGCTCTGTAGAAGTATCAAAAAGACGAAACTCATAGAAACGGTCTGGAGAATCATAGCTATTGCTGTCCAACGGAGATGTTCCGGGTCTACGGGCTAGGGTTAGCTTATTTGTAATCTCAACGTTAAGACCAGAAATAAGCGCATCTCCTGCTTGACCATAAAAATGCTCGATCAAACGCGTAGTAGTGGCATCACGTAAAGGAGAACGATTGGTCCAGATACCACTAAAAAAACGAGAAACGAACAGGGGACTATATTTAACCTGTGTCTGACTTTGCGCTCCAGCTAGTTGAAGATTGTTACCCATTTAAATTCTCCTAATTAAGTTGTCCAGGAACCCATGCAGATACGTTGAATGGTGAGGGTGTGGATAATATATTCTGGACATTCGGACCCCAGACTTTTTGCCCTTCTGCTGTAAATGCAGATACTATATAAAACGTTCCAGATGGTGTAATAGTATCATTAGGAAATAAGAAATATGACGGGATAGACGAAATGCTTCCCGAAGAATTAAGAGAAATCTGTACAGTATAGTTAGAACATACTCTTGTTGATGTGTTTACAATTCCATCTTGGGATAATTCAAATAACAAAAAACCATTTTCTAAAGGGTTACCTTCTGAGTCTACAAAATTTCCACCAACTACCTGATTGGCTTGATCTGAAATAACTGTAAAGGGTTCTGTATTACTCGTTCCCGACAACTGAGATACAGAAATCAAACTGCTGGACACGGATACCAGAAGACTAGATGGAATCGTGGCAGTAAGTTCGATAGAACTAACAAAAGTAGTAACCAGTGCTGTAGAATTAAAATAAGCAGTAGAGTTAGAAACAAAACCTGAGCCACTTAATGTAATAACCGTGTTTCCGCTTCCTTCTTCCACAAAAGAAGGACTTACGCTAGTTAGTACAGGGTTTCCATTGTTCCCTAAAATAGTTATTGCATTTACAGTAGAACCTCCCTCGGAATGACTAGTCACCCATATATTCCCAGATGAATCAATTGAAAGTCCGGACGAGATAAAATTCGCAATATATGCATTAATAACTACACCAGAACTGGATAACTCAAATACATTAGTCGTACCACTACCATTTGATGCAAACCAAACATTTCCGGAAGAATCTAACTTAACTCCATCCCCAGTATTTATAGAATAAGCGCCAATTAAACTGCCATCGTTTGCAACATGTTTAACATAATAATTTTCATCCTGCGTACACCAAATAGTGTCATCTGGTGCAATGGTAATAAATCTAGAGGCTGCCCCGCCCCAATCAGCACCATACGTTCCAATCAATACTCCTGAATTAGAGAATTTTAGAAGACGTGCATCTGTCCAATCGGCAACCCATACATTCTGGTATGAATCAATGGCGATTCCTCCCGGCCAATTTCCAGTATTATAGGTTCCAAGCAGCACGCCGCTATTCGATAGTTTTGTAACCACCCCGGTGATTAAATGATTTCCCGGACACGACACCCACACATTATTAGAAGAATCAATGGCTAACTGAGATGGATTTGATCCCACAGAATATGTGCCAATAACGGAACCCGCTGTAGTAAATTTTGTTACTGCATCTCCGGGCCCGGTTCCCCATAAATATCCGTTCAAATCAACTGCCCATGGTACGGTGTCAATTGTGTAGGTATTCAATAAGTTTCCTATATTTGAATACTCCTGCACAACCCCCGATGGATCAACTGTATCTACGCTAGTCCACGCATTCCCAGACAAATCGAATACAACAGGAGTGGGTCCATTATTTGATGGATCGGTAACCAATATCGTCTTGACAATTCCAAATGACATAATTACATCCTTTTAACTACTTGACATCCACACTAGGGGAATTACCAGAGGCAATTACACTTACTTCCGGAACACTAGAAGTATTGGCTGCTACGCTGGCCGCTGCATCCGTTTTTCCCTTCATGACTGCTGCTCCCTTATTTACTGCATACAAGGGAGTACAAGTAGTCACAATAAAAGCCCCAGAAGTGACAAGAAAACTGTTAAAATCATTCATTGCTAGGGAGTGCTTGTGAACTGCTATGGTAAAACCAACACCTACAGTTATAATAAATAAAACAAGCAAAGAAATTATAAGTCGGGAGCTACTCCCTGTCCCGTCCGCTTCGCTCCAAACTGATACTAACCATTTTTTCCAGTTCATTATCTCTCCAATAATCTTAAACCGTAATTCTATTAGGACCAGAGACACACTGTCCCGTGGCAGAATAAACCGACTGTATATAATACGTTCCCGAAGGACTAATGTATGCATTCACCCAAAACACAGGGCTTCCAATAATAGTTCCATTCACATCCAAAGGAATACTAACAAATTGGGTTGTAATCTGCTCTCCAGATGCAGACCCATCTTGGCTCAGCCTAATAAGAATAAACCCATTAGAAACAGGACTTCCATCAGGTGTTATGAACGTATTGACAGTTAAAGATGCCTGCGACATTATACACTCCCTCGCCCTTGAATTCCTTGCTGGTTAGACGCCGGAAGCGTCTGCTGCAACCCTGTGACCGTCTGCCATTGAGACAGGAAAATATTAAACTGTGTCTGAGTTAAACCTTGGCTAGAACTCAAAATATGTGCTAAAAATTTCTGCTCTGCCATCTGAGCGCGGGGATCGTCTGTGAACAAAAATAAAAGACTCAGCATTCCCCAATTATATATATGGGAATACGAGTCTGGAATTGGTGCCCATGTTCCATTAAGACTTGTGATTAATGTTGGCTTCTGCTGAATAGTGATGGACACTGGGTATGCCTGATCTGGGCAAGGCATAAGTCTGAAAGTTACGTTCCCCAATGAGTCAAATAGTTGTGCCGAAATATCGTGTGGTCTGGATTTCGCAGATTCAGCGGAAAGACACAACTTAACTTCGATCTCCTTCCACTCTTGGGCTGAAGTATTCGGATTAGTCGCTTTTATGGATGCCGTCTCGATCCAACCAAAATTATAAGTTGTAGACCCCCCGGACAAACCGATTGGACCAGAATTCATCCAAACCACGGTTGATCCATCGTTCGTAACTTGTCCTGTGGTTGGGTTCCACGTTGGAGCAGTGCTTCCCGTAACTCCACCAGTGGTCACAATCTGTGAATTACCGTTGCTGTCCACTGTAACAGTTCCTGCTGATACATTAGTAGCAACTTGCCAGTTAAACAGGGTATAATCCTGCTGTCCCGGAACACAAACAAACCCGGTTACTGCACGGTTCCACGGCCACGAGAATGGAGGACTAACAATGGTCTGAAGAACTGTATTAGCACTGCTAACAGCAGGCTCATTGAAATTTCCTAATGCTGTAGGACGCTGTGAGATAAAGCGTTTTGCCCATTCAAGCGTCTGTATCAATTTTATAGAACTCAGTGCCATAACCTCTCCGTGCAACTAAAAATAAAAATGGGAGACGGGCGAAATGCCAAGACGTCTCCCGTAGTTTTTATACTAAATTACTAACTCCATGGTCCAAACGGAAGTGAGGGTGTAATCTGATTGATTCCAAAACCTGTGTCCATAACCCCTACATTTCCCGGATAAAATCCGAAATCATCCGGTTCCCTATCTGCCTGTCTAACAGCCTTATCTAAGGACTCCAGCCATAGTTGCTGCTCTTGAGCAAATCTGGCTCTAACTTTGGGATCGGGATTTCGTCTATAACATTGTGCGAAAAACCCACTTTTGAAAGCCCACTCAAAATTATCGGGCAGAGGGTTCAAATATTGTGTAAGATTGGTGAATCTGGGGGCAACCATTTGCCCAACAACTTGTATTACCCATACTACCCCAGACTGAGGAGGGGTAGGACTAACCCTGATACCTTGACCAACCGGATTAATTGCTGTCCAAACACAACCTCCATCGGTTACCGTTGTTGAAAGCAAATTTGGATTACGCAAAGTAGGATATGTAGGACTGGCAGGCCACGTTGGTTCCACACTCCCACAAATTCCATATGTTGTAAGACACCATAAGTTTCCATTGGGGTCTTGTATTGCAGTCGTAGCATTATATGGAGTAAGCAAAGTTCCAAGAGGATTAGTATATATTACACCCGGACCCGGATTCTGCTGCCCGCTCATACTGGGACCGGATACAGTAATCTGACCGCTTGGATTTCCTGCTGTTGGTCCTTGTGGCGCTGCTCCCCATGTTCCTGTCATCAACATACTGTTCGGCAACCACGAAACCTTGGCCGTATATCCACCTTGGTTATTAGTTACCAACAAGTCCCTGTCGATCTCAATTGGAAATCTCTGCTTAGGAACCGATGTCTGGTTAATATCTACCATCCATGCACTCTCAAGCCAACCAATATTAAACAAATTCGGGATAAAGTAGTCTTGCTGCACACTGTTTACTGGGAATGTAGGAAGATTATAACGATTCCACTTCCAGTTATATGCTTGACCTGCATTTCCACCATTGATAATTGCCTGCATAACATCATTGGCAATAGATAATGCTGGTGACATAGAAAATCCACCCGTCGCAAGGGCGGGGGCTACATCTCCTAAAGTAGATGCATCATCTACAACTTCTTGAAGCTGGATTGTTGAATTTCCAAAAACAGATGAAGAAAGAAATGGACTTCCGCTGGCATAAACAATAGCATAACCTGTTACTCCTGCACCTGATGCTATCAAATAAAGATTGTTTGCGTCAAAACGTGTGGGCTGAAACCAAACACTTCCTACACTGGTTAACTCAAAAACAACGGAACCGGGAACTACACCTAAAGTGTGTGGTAAGGTGAAGTTCCCGCCTGCGCTAGTTACAAAAGGTATTTGAACTATTGATGCCATGTTTGATCCTTATTATTTCAATGTTGTAGCTTCTGTGGCTTCCCTATAAAACTCTCCATTATCCGAGTAGCGGAACAAATATGCACTTGAAGGTGTATTTCTTGTCTGAAATTCCTTAGCTTCCTCATATACTGCCCATGCTCCCTTATAGGCTTCGTCAGTCTTATAAGCGCGTCTGACAGGAGGCTTCCAAGTCTTGCCGCAACGTAAACAGCGAACCCACATATCCCCATTAGCAAACGTATGCTTTAGTACGGCGTACTGAGAGTCATCCCCCTTTCCGCCTACAACACCCTGAGCACCATTTCCGCCTTTCTTGTGGTTACAGCGGTTCTGTGTTGCTTTGTCGATTGCGGAAAGCTGCTTCAATGTTTGACCATTGATAACACTTCGCTGAAGCCTGTTTTCACGCTTCATCCCACGCTCAGCAAGGCGCTCTTGAAGGTCTTGTAAATTAAGTGTTTTCTCCTGAAGTTCAAGCTTTGCATTTTCCAATGCAAGTTGTTTAAGTTCCGCATCCAAAGCATCAATTTTCTTGCTAGGCTTTGGTGTCTCTGCCGAATGTGTAGAAACATCTCCCGCAATATCATTCAAATTTGTCATAGTCTCCTCTCCTATTTTTCTATCTATTACTGTACACCGGTGTGAATCTTCCTAATCTCCTGTACCGTTGCATTATACCTATCAAACGCCGCATCGCTACGAGGTTTACCAAATATACGATTTGCCATCTCCTCTGTAATCATTTCTTTCAACATTAGCTGTAGAAGGCAAGTACGCCAACCACGTCTCCTCTCTGCAAGTGGTATACCATACCGATCGAAGTTCATAATCGATAATTCAGGCATCTGCCCGATTTGTGCCCAACAAGCTACTTCAGCTTCAGAAAATCCAGTGCGCGACACAAACAAAACAGCTTTGTCCGGTTGTGGATGCTGCTTATAGAAGCATGTTAAACCGGCTCGTCTAAGTTTATATATGAACTCCTCATGAGTCATTACCTTACCGATTCTGGCTTCGACATCTGCATACTCTTCCGGTTTCAGCCACTGATACTGCTTTGCATTCTCGTCATTTCCTTCTTTTAACTCTGCCAATACCTCCTGAGACTGATTACTCGATGGAGCATCTTGGTAATACTTTGTGGAGTACTCTGCCACTTGAGCGGCTAACTCCGGGGTCATCTTAGTATCTAACTCTGCACTGTAGCTGTCCCATGGTGCCGTAGCGTCGAGGCGTGTCCCCTGTAGCTTCTGGACTTCTTCTGGTGTAATTGTCATCAAGCCCTCCAGCTTGCAAAAACGTGTCTGCTCTAAAATAAAGGCCGCGACCCTTGGAATAAAGCAGTGCAGTCAACCGCCTGCGCGGGCTAAGTGACCGCAAGCATATATATGTTAATCCATACTCAGTAATCCACATCATATGGTTTTTCATATATATGAAAACTTTGCGCGGAGCCGAAGCCCCGCGTCTTTTACTCTGCCTGAACGTACAAAGCAACTAAACTTTCTGCTTCTGCCTGAGTAATGTTAGGTTTACCTAACAAAGAAAGTCCCTGTTTTGCCGCTGCAAGTTTTGCGGTTGCTTGCTGAGCCGCAGATACAACCGGCTCATACTGTGCAACCTTTTTATTAAAGTAGTTAGTTCCTTCACCGGCCATGCTATCTCCTAAAGAACTTCCTGTGATTATTTGCTTTGGTCTATGGCGCTTAAGGCTTGTAGGCACTTATCGACTATAAAACTATAATCACCAGAGCCGCATTCTATCCCGCCAAACGCTCTGATTTTTTCCATCGCAATCTGACTGTCTGTTTCCGACTTGCACAGTTCCAAAAACAACTCATCTGAATGTTCCTGAGAACTTTTCTGACCACTGCGCAAGCTTTTGTTAACATTGCGCAGTGCTCGATTGTGATGACGTAGAACTTCCATATTGTCTACGTCATCATTTTGTGTCATCATAATACCCTCCAGTATTAGAACGATTACGGTAATACGGTTACCGAAACCTCTGCGTAAATCTTGTCTTTCGGCAAGTTATACATTGGATTTCCTGATGCTGCCCCGGTTACACCAGACTCATTATCAAAAGTTGGGTATGATACTTCTACCACACTCCCGCCCGGATAAAGAGCAGTCAAAAGACCGTTTGCACTAACTGATACAATTGCTTCAGGTGTGCTTGAGGGGCTGTCTGTCCCTGTGCTAGTTGTCTTAAAATCATATACAACATATGTAAGTGAATACTCGCCTACAGCTACTTGCTGCGTAGCAGTCGCTGTTTGAGCCGACTCCGCTGCGCCATTCGCGTTTGCAAGGGTTAAAGTTGTAGTTCCGTTGTTATCCACACAAACAAATGTGCCATTATCTGCCGCAGTCCCGAAAGATGCAACCACGAAGGTTTCACCAATCAAACTGTGAGCAGCGGCAACAACTGTTCCTGTGTAAACTGTATTAGCACCAACAGCATTTGCAGCCGATGTTAAAGCGTATACATTACCTGCAATAACTTCCTGAGAAGTTGCAGTTGCTGTCTGCGCTGTAGCAGACGTAGCACTTGCATTCTCCAACGTGATTGTGGTAGAACCATTATTCGCTGTACAGATGAATGTTCCATTGTTTGCTGCGGCAACATAACCTGCAACAACGAATGTCTTCCCGACTAGGGCGTTAGCTCCTGCTACAATTGTTCCTGTATACACCGCAGTAGAACCACTAGAACTTGCAACAGATGTCAAAGCATATGCTGTGCCCGGCGTAAGTTCATTTCCACCGGCATCTTCAATGTTAGGACTAAGCTGGAATGTTTCTGGATAGGTTACTCCAGCATATGTAGCACCAGTCTTAGATAGAACAACATTGTTATATCCCGGAACTGAACTTCCACCTGCCAAGTTACCTACAACAGAGATTTTAGCCGCTACACCTAAACCTGTAGTTTGAGCCGGATATGACTCTTGTACGTTTCCCATTTTTTCTCCTATTTCATAATGTGGGAGAAATTTCTCTCTCCCACATAATTAGTTAGACTTAGCCTTAGCTAATTGCGCTTGCAGCGTCAATCTCACGGATTCTGATTGTTGTATCAGGACCAAGTGAAGTCGTGAAATGTACACGATAGCTAGTCCATCCGGGGATCAACCCTTCAGGATCAGCAACGCTAGGTGCAGCATTTTGTACTACGTTACACTTAATATTGCTCCACTCACCGTCGCCAAAGCCTGTGTCGCCCTGTGCTCCAAGCTTAATGCTAAAGATACCGTCACGTCCGAAGATGTAGGTACGAAGAGCAGTAAAGATTGATGCACCAGCGCCAGAATTGTAGCTAGGTGTGGTTGTAACTTGGTTAGTCTGGAAGAAACGAACACCAGTTGAAGGAAGTTCAATCATTTCTGTCAAATCAACAGAAATAAGGTCTTCCATACGTGCTAGACCAACTGGAGTGTGCTTCAAGATGTCGATAGGTGAGTTATTAGTAGCGTCAGCTAGAACATCGCCCAGAGCAAATGGGTGAATTACACCTACAAATGTCTTGCTTGCTTCGTCAAACGGACGAACTGAACGACCTGCAAGACTCTGCACAGCATTACGAATCTGATCAAGACTCAGTGCTGTAAATACGGTTGATGGTGATGCGCCTGCTGCAAGCTTTGTAAGAACGCTTGTATCAACCGCTGCCGCACCGTCAGCCGTTGCGCGAACAAGGCCGCTCAGCGATTCGCCAAGACGATATGCAAGTTCACGTGCTACGTTTTCTACAGTATTGTCGTGATATTGTTATTATCTTCTAACATCTCTGTTAGAGAATTCTCACAATCACTTGTGAGTCCAGACTGTATCTTTATTGACAATGGATGTTTAATCATAAAAAGTTTATCTTGAATTTTCTTCTTCCGTTCCTTTGAAACCCCCCTTAAAGCTTCAAGTACCAAAAGAAGTTGTTCATGCTTTATTGTAGAATACGGGAGTATTCTTAAAATAAACTTTTCCATTTGCTCTACAGGAACGCAAACTCTATACTCAGGTAACCTATCTGATTTTGCATTTTTTCTATATCCGCCAGTTACATTATTGGCATTAAATAAAATCTTTGCTGTTTCCAGAAGGCTTTTATTTGAATTAGCAATCCAAATAGTAGGACCGTGGTATACCGCTGCTGTTCCCTCTCCATCAAAAATCGCGGAGAAATAAGCATTTTGTAGATTAATTTTCCATTTAACAATATGGTTCGTGTCAGTCGTTACGGAACTTGAATTTGCAATTAAACATTCATTATACAAATTTTTTCTAATTTCTGGAACTGTCTCTCCTTCAAGTTCTAAAAATTGTATACATAAATTTACTTGATTCTTCTTAATTGCAACATAAGGATAAACTAATTTTAGAACTTTTAGTGCATGTTTAGAACCATCCGGTTTCCACGCATACACATTTTGTCTAACTTCAGTTTCCTTTCGTAGCATTCGGTATGTTCCACCAAAATGCTTAACTAAATATTTCATTAAAGGTAAATATGTATTATATACTGCCAAACTTACTCCATATGAAGTGTAATTTTCGTAAGTATATTCTTTACCTTTAACAACGTACGTTCTCTCTTTAGAAATATGTCTACTAATAGACACATCTCCTTCTGAGTCGAACAATCCTGCTAAATACGCCTTAGTTTTTTCTTTCATTCAAGTTTCCTCGGTATTGTCTGCTAAGCAGAGGTTCACCGATATAGAACCATTTAACGGCAACCGATTAATTAATCGCCGTAGCTAACGAAAGCGAGCTAAAGTTAGCGTAATCTGCATATTCGCCAATGGTGGCCGTTGTAGTCAAAACGTTTACTGAAATACCTGCCCCAACAGTTCCCTCAAGAGTCTGAGTTGTGTTAGCAGCCATAGGTACATACATAAAGAGTTCATATTGATTACCACTCTTTGTAGGCAAGTCCAAACGTTCGGAACATGCTACGAATGGTGTTTGTATTTGTGTTTAGGAATCCAACATCACTGTTGGCTCACTCTGCATGTCACCACGCAGATCGGACTCTATCTTAATCGTAGTAAAATTTCCTACAATTCCTGACGTATTAGTCTCTAGGGATTCAGAATGCGGTTGTGAAAAGTTGTTTAATTGCAGCATTCTGTCTTTCCTCGGTATTGTCTGCCATAATGTGTCCATTATAGCACGGTTCCACCGATATAGTCAAGTTTTAGAAGACCCAAATTTTAAGCCTTCAGATTCTCGCGGAACTTTTTATCATAATACTTGACCGTTGACTGAGGCAGATTTGACTGTCCATTACTTGATGGTGAATAACTAGCCATTGTAATTTCCCTTAGTACAAAAAACTCCTAAAACTTCTCCTCCAAGAGTTACTAAGAATTTAAGTCCCTTGCGTCAGTTAATTGCTCCAGTAATCCGACTGTGCTTTCACTGCCTTTAGCCTAGACTTCGGCTTTAGTTCCCTCACGCTAATTTGGTGGCTCTACAGTAATCCACTGCGATACCAATGTATATGATACGCGATATAGAAAAAGCGTATCGTATACCAATTTATTGCTAAGCAGTTTTGTGCATGCATAGTGCATGTTTTCCCCTGCCATAAAAATTCTCGTCTACAGATTCAACCCTGTATCCAAGATCAAAATACAACCTTTGCGCCGGATTGTCCGATGCTACTTGAAGCCAGTACGCCGTACCATTACCCAGACTATCCCGCCAACTAAAACTCTTTTCAAACGTCTCTATAAGTTCTGTTGCTATACCCATTCCTCTATATAGTTCAAGAACAGAAACATTGTCGATGTATGGTATACCGTGTTTAACATGTCCAGAGATAAATCCTTGAATATATCCATTTTCTGCCACAGCAACCCACGTTTTATACTTCTTCAAATCCTCTAAAAGTTCTGAATCTGGTTCTGCATCTTTGAAACAAGCACGATTTATAGCGCAGACCGCGCAAGCATCCTTCTCCTGATACTCACGAATTGTCATATCCTACCTCTTTCTCGCTGCTGCTTCCAACTTGTCTACTTCTACACCAAAAGTCTTGTCAGTAAGAAGTCTACGCTTATACTCGTCACTTGGCATAGCTTGCACGGCTGCAAGTCCGGTAAAAACCTTCTTTTGACCGTCCTGAATAAATTCATAGGCGATCCCGCTTCCGGGAGCACGAACCACACCAACATCTGATGAGTTAGCCCTTGTCAACCCACTTGAAACCCTGATAGGAATCTCGGCTACTGGTAACAATTCATGGACAACTTCTACAACAGGTTCCACTACCGGAACGACCACTGGTTCTACTGCCACAGGAATCTCCTCAACGGCACCGCTCTCAATAAGCACGCCCTGTGCTCTCAGGGTGTCATATGCCTTCTGAAAATTCTCTTTAACTGGGGCAAGATCATACCGAAGCATCCATGCTATGATTGCTTCCTGATTTTCAGAGCATTTATAATAATCATGGTTTTCTGCAATGAAAGAATCAACTTCTATTCTTGCACGAAGTTTAATGTTATCTTGCTGTACTCCCTGTAAAGTTTCACCAATAACTTTAAGAGGCGCTCCTACTCCAGCTTCAATCAAAGTCTCTGTTGCTTCATACGCCGTGGTAGGGTCCAAAAGTTTATGAGCAATCTCATAACGCTCCTCATTGCTCAGTTCACGGGGCTTAAACTCAACCGCACCCGTAAAACGTTGGGCATCATCGGAAATAGGTTCATCCTCCAGAATGCCAAGACGATTGTTGCGCGTCTCTTTACGTAATTTACGAATAAGGAGGGTGTTCTGCTCTTGGAACTTCTCTACTAATTCTTCTTGTGTATGGTACTTGATTACTTGAAGCCCACCTATGGACCGTCCAGTTTCATCCTTGGGCTGATAAGTGTACCTCTGCTCTACCAAAGGCTCCTCTACAACCTCTACTACAGGCTGCTCTACTACAGGCTGCTCTACTACAATTTCATCTGCCATTAGATAAACGCCTCCCCAACGTCTTCTGCTGCAATTTCTCCCATGTCCAAAGATTCACCAGAATCAACTGGTTTGCTATTTTCCTTTACCGTGTCTCGATAATCAGTCACTTCCTGATTAATCCGATTAATGAGCATCGTGTACAACTGTGCGGCAACCTTAGCCGATCTGTGCGCTTCGATTATATCTGCATCGGTCTTCTGATTGAGCCACGCCAAGATAAACCTGTCTACAGTCGATTTTCCAATCTTCTGAAAAACTGCAAAACCGGGATGATAAACAATCCCTGACAAATCGCCTATTTCTTGAGCCGAAAGACTGATCTCCGGCTCATATGTCTTCAAATTATTCTCGGTTGTTATCATCCTCTTCTCCTAAGAATGCTGCCGTCTTTGCGCCGAATAACATCGCAATTTATCGGTTATTTTAGAGACGGCAATTTTAATTCAGGACCGAACGGTTACAAACTAAACAGTAACCGTTCGGTTTACTTACTCTACCGTTGGTTCTTCACCACCAAGACCCCCCGTATCGGGAGTACCCTCGTTGGCCTCTCCTTTTGCACTATTCAAAACAGCGCCCACAATCAATCGCTCTTGTATTCTGCCCTGAATTGATTGCTCTTGAAGCTGCGCTTTCTGACTAGCATTCTGAGCACTAATAGCAGATTGTGTAGCTTGCTTACCCTGCTGTTGTGCTGCTTGTGATTTTTGTGCCTGCTTTGCTTTCATTGCCTGCGTCAATGGTTTCACAATATCATTGAAATTCTTCCACTCACTCGCTTCCATCCACATCTTAAGAATTTCTCTAAAGTCAATATACTCTTCATTGATCTCCGCAAGATTCTGCTGAATGGTTGGGTTCTCAAAAATCTGAGTAATCAAGGTCATCGACTGACTCATAGTTCTCTTCGCTGCCAGCGATGCGCCCGCAAGAACCTCATACTCGATTACTGCATCGTGGAATTCCTGCATATCAAATTCGAAGTCCTTACCTTTCTCTACACCTAAAATCTGGAAGATTTCATCGTCAGAGAAAAATTCGAACACTAATTGATCAAGTCTGTACAACCACGGCTTAAAGACCTGCTCGATAAAATTGTCCAGAGGACCATCTAATCGAGTTGCACTTGCACCTGCTTGCTGAGTTGCCCCAGTAGCTGTGCGCCCCATCGATGATCTTGGACCTGCTGTGGAACCTTGCACAAGTTGCGAGTCAGCACCGGAGCTACTTTCTGTGGCCTTCTCGGATTCAGACAGTGCCGACCACACATCTGAAGGAACCTTGGGCGCTTCTAACAGATGGTAAGCGTCTTTAGTCTCCCCGTCAACTGTCAGGATTTTACCCAACCCAGTACGTATCATCTGCGTAGGCGAGTTTGAATCCCTTTTGCGCAAATAAATTGGGTTTACACCAAATGACAGAATCTTCAGAATAGCATTAATGGTGCCCTGATCCACACGTTGATTTTGTCCAACAATCAGGCCCAGACCCATACCATAAAATGCTTTCGGACGATTCCACCAATTTGCCGAAAAGAAAGGAAGGCAACTAAATGTATTTTTTTGAGAACACAGCTTGTGCTTACGATCAATAACAAGTATCTTTCTCTTCTTGTCCCAATACTCTAGCGTCTCCATCGACTTCATCAGCAAATCTGGAGAAGTTTGAATATTCATTTCCTCTGCATGGTGAACAATTCCCTCTACATATGTGGCTCGATCTGTAGCAGAGGCTTCTGATATTCCGGCATTCGTTGGCGGCATAAACCATGACCGCAACTCTGCCTCACTGGGAAGTGACCACCCCTCCTTATCAGGATGCTCATCTGGAAGTGCTTCGATGCCCTTTACAAGATCGAGCAACTCATAATAGTTCATGTACCGGACATCTACAGCAAACTTTGCTCTACGAATGTCACCCACAGAACAATGGGGGTCCACTAATACTTTGCTAATCTCTCTGCTCTCAAAAAACGGACGAGGAACCCATCTGCTCGTGGTTGTAATTTTTGGGGCATCTTTCGTGGGAACAATGCTCTGAAGCTCTACCGGTGAAGGGCCGGACGGAAGCTTGCTCACAGTGGAAATTCTGGTTTTAGTAATAATTTCTTTGTATTCTATACCCCACTTCCAAATACCTGTCCCTAAGTGCGCCATTTGCTCCAGCCCATATTTTACCTCCATCTTAAATCCACAATCATCGAGCAATGCGGAAAATAGAGCCGTTTTTGCATCAACAACGTTCTGAGACGTACCTGGGTGGGGACGTAGTACCATCGGTGGGTCTTGATAGAAAAGTCCTTTGTACAATTGGGGGACAATAGAATTCATAACCTTTGCGACTGTAAACCGCTGCACGTTGGGTTCTAAAACATACGTGTTTTCGTAGACTGACATGGGACGAGGAGACTGGTAAAGCAAATCAGCATCACGCCATAAAAGAGAATACTGCTTGTCACTAATAAAACTTTCGGCTTTACTGGCAGCGCCGACAACAAGAGCAACCTCGGCATCAGATGTCCTAAGATCACCCCCTACCCCATAGTCCATAGGAGTGAGTTCGCGTGTTTGATTTCCACCGTCAGGCTGTATTTCCGCCATTTTTACTCCTCTCGCTTACGTTTTTCTATACAGGCTAATCTAGAAAGTCGAATTTTTGCTTTAGTCTCGTCTGAATGAACTTTTCCTTTCATTCCTACATGATTTGCAGATATTTTTGCTCTTGTTTCATCTGATTCTGCATGATTCATTTTCGAAGCAGACATTTTTTCCCTTGTTTCATCGGATGCTACCTTTCCTCTCCTAGAAGCAGACATTTTTGCTCTTGTTTCATCGGATGCTACCTTTCCTCTCCTAGAAGCAGACAGCTTTGCTCTTGTTTCATCTGATGTTGCATGATTCATTTTCGAAGCAGACATTTTTGCTCTTGCTTCAGCAGAACAAATCCAACCGCTTACTCCCCCTCCACCGTCCGTGTAATTTCTTAAACACCCAGTTCCTAAATCTTTACGACCGTAGTATGCAATAAAAAATACTTCCGCAACAAGTGCATCCCGCTCACTCGGGTGATATTGTATTATCACTCGTTCCGCAGGGGGCGCTCCGCAACGGAATGCACGTTTGCCACGCCCCTTTCCCACGTAGTACGGCGTGCCGTCCTCTCTTAACCAGAGATATGTATAAAAACCATTATCCATCATTAGTGTTCCTTTCGCGTTTCTACCTTTCTGTAAATCCGTAGCAATAATTTTGCGTATTTGTCAAGAACGTAGACAGAAAAGATTTTTCCATATAAACGCTCTCCGGGAAGCTGTCTTTGATAGTCTTCCACAACTTTCTTTTTTAGTTCATTCAGAGTAGGGGTCACACAGCCTCCGGTCATCCCATCAAATCGCTAAAAGGGTCAGCATATTTTTCCTGCACCTGCTGTGCCGGGCTGTTCAGTAATGCATAGGCCGTTTTCGGGTCTTCGCTTCCGTTCTGATTGAGACTCGCATACTCCCCGGCGCAATAAATCATATCGTGCCGAGCCTTCGACTTCGCATCGGCTGCAAAATCGGAAGAAGCTATACTAATTTTTCTGTCCATGTCTGCATAGCCGCCAAACTGCTCGACTAGAAGAGAAATGGCCGACACAATGTCGTCGTGCTTATCATCACTAGTCCCTGTGAACTGCTCCATCTCTGTGTAAATTTCTGCCAGTCCTTCACAGGAATTCAGAAAATACAAACGTTCATCCCCTAGTAATCTGAGAACGGGTTTGGCTTTAAGCTGCTTCGAACGAAGTTTTGTACCATAGCCCAACGAGCAGAATTCGACAGGAATAGAAATTTTGAGTGCATCCATTTCTCGTCTGAGTTCTCGACCCATCCATTTGACCCCAACGGAGTCCTCAATGGCAATTCTCTTGGGCTTCCATTTATAACCAACATTAGCAATTACCTTCGGTAAGTCATACTCGTTATACTTTCCCCTAACCATGTTAATAACGTAGAAGCGTCCACCAAAAATCAACGCAGTCATTGCAACTGTATAATCTGCCCAAGACTTGACGCTGTACGCGGTATCAACCGCTGTGACCACTATTCCCTGCTGCGGAAACTGATAATGAGGAATGGTACGCCGTACTAGTAGCTCCCGAGGGAACTTAACATTATTGATTTTACGAGGATTATTTAAATACTTAATAGCAAAGTTGCCAGTGCCCTCATCTCTCTTCCACTCGCGCTCTAAGAATTCATAGTTCAGGCGTTCGGGAAACCAAAGAACATAATCGCTCTTGGTCATCTCATCGTCTACCTTTCCAGATTTCTTAGCCTCATCCGTAGGCCACCATGCAGACCGCAAATAAACCTTGACAAATACACTGCTATTAAAAATTCCACTATCAACTGAACCGTGGATATTATTCGTTAATCCCTCTTCTTCAGCAAACTTCTCTTCCTGTCTTACCGTAATTCCATACTGGTCGAACTCGTCATACCAAGTCCCAATTAAATCGAAGAATCCATAAGGATTCAACATAGCTTTGTTAATACTAATTTGATTATTAATGGTCCTAATTCGATCTTGATTTTGGCTGTTCTCGTTTGTTACCACATCATCCAACTTCAACACACCAAAGTGCATTCCAGATAAGGCTTGTTCAATAGACGCCGCTCTAATTGTTGGCTCTTTGTCATCTCCACCAGCCGGTGTCTGAAACTCAAACTGTGTTCCAGTATTAGGTGGAATGCAGTGCTCAGAGAAAAGAACCTGAAACATGCTATCGGACCATTCACCAGTTTTCTTATCCATTATTTGACGAGGCTGTAAAATTACATCGCCCTTATCGTCTTTCTGTCCACTCTCATCATGTGTAAAATGTTGCTTCGCTTCCCCAAGAAAATCTCCTGATAGTTTATAAACTCCCGTAAGAATAAGAATTGTAATTGCTGGAAAACAAATGGTCCATTGTACGCAATCAGCAATGTCAATCGAACTTTTATATCCTCCACGTGGCACTAACAAAAGCCTTTCCTTTAGGTCTGAGTACTGATTAGCAAATGCTTCAAATGTTGAAAATGTTGGGTCTTTATGCACGAAGAAGTCATTACAAATCTCTTCGTGTGTTTGCAGTGTTGTCTGGTCATACTTCTCAAGTAAATGACATAAAAAATAAAGGTTAGTCTGGGCCGCAAATCTGTAAACAACAAGTTTACGAATATCTGATGCATCCAACTCACCACTGGACTTTCCGAGTTTCTTGCTCCAAGAGTTAAGGACTATGTTTCTATTTTTCTCGTTCAATCGCCCAAAACTAGTTACTGCTCGTTTGGAAAACTCTTCATCGTCCATATCTCTGTATTGATAATGAGGGAGATGTCTGCACTCTTCATAAAGTTGTTCTAATTTACTGATCTGCATGACCCTCCCAGATATGCATTACTTTTTCTTCGGTTCCTTCTGTTCCTTCGGTCCCATCACCACACCGGCGAGTCCGGCCATGGTCTTTACGTGGTCATTCTTGCTTCCAAGCGCCGTTTCCACACTCTCTCTGGGAATTCCGTCACTCTCTTTAAGACCTAGCGCCCTGTGCAATCCACCATGGTTAAGGTGCATAAGTGCTCTATGGGTAGAAACCGTTCCTTCAGACTTATTTTCGCTGGCCGGAATAACTGCTTCACCTTTATGTAAGATCGCTGGTCCAGTTTTGGGAACGTATGCCGTGCCTGTTTTGTAGCTTGCTGGCTCAAAATGATGAGCCATTTGACTTTGACTTCCAGAGCTATCGGATGAAGCACCTTTACTGGCCCCGCTTAATGCCGCCCCAATTATACCAAGAGAATCCTTTGCTACCGTTTTTCCTGTTGAAGCAGGTTTTGGAGATGCCGGTGCCGGTTTACTTGCTGCCTGTGTCGTCACTTGATTTCCGTTGTCTAAATTTTTATCACTGGGTGGTAACAGACTCATATAACTCCTTACTTCTTCCAACTCTTCATTGTCTTTGCAAGGGAAGCCATTTTTCTGACATGCTCATTCTTGCTATTTAAAGCAGTATCTAACCTTTCTTCGGGAATATCCTTATCTTCAGAAATCCCCAGTGCTCGATGCAATCCGCCCTTGTGTAAATGCATCACTACCCTATGATTGGATAGTTCAACTTTTTCTTTTCCTGCCATAATATCTCCTTACATTCCCATAGGAGATGCACCTGCTGGCGGTGCTCCTGCTGCTGGTGGAGGAGTTGCTGATGCTGCTTGTGGCGCTCCTGCACCTGCCCCTGCTGCACCGGCCCCTGCTGCGCCCGCGTCTCCGGGAATACCGCTTTGCCCCGCATCTGCCTCTGCTTCTCCGGGGTTAGGCTGTCCCATGTTCTGCAACATATGGTCTGCCATTGCATCTTGGTCCTTTGAGATGTGTTCCTCGTCTGGATGATGCTCTGGATGTGTGTGGTGGTGAGTGTGAATATACCCACCGTTCTTTGCGTGGCGAGTATGAATGGATTCAACTTCTTTCTTGGGCTTCTCTTCTTTCTTTCCTGCCATGGAAGAGGTAGCTTCCTTCATTACACTTTCTTTTGACATGTCATTTCCTTTTTCCTTACGATGTTCTTTAGCATCCTCTTTATTTAAAACAGCTTCACCTTTGTGTAATTTAGCTGGTCCAGTTTTAGGAACGTAATCTGTCCCGTCTTTGTAACTTGGTGTGTGAGCGGGGGGAGGGGCAGTTTTATTTACATAAGCTTTTGCTTTGTCAACAAGATTTTTCCCTGTATTAACTGCTTTCTCGGCTGTATCGGAAACTGTATCTAACGCTTTGGAAATATCAGGCACATGAAATGTATCTGAAAGATTTCTCTCTACATTTGAAACTTGATCCTTTATGCTGTCTAATGCACTATCATTTGCCATCTGAAATCTCCAAACCGTCCAATTCTGACCAATGTTCTCTAATAATCTGTCTTATTCCCATGTTTGGACTATACTTAGGATATATTGTATGATAAATAGTCTCGCTTCTACCAAAACTATAAGGCATATCTCCTACCGAACGCAAAAAGGCAAGCCCCGTTGAGGGGCCGCGCGAATGTCCTGCATTACAAGCAACCAAAACCTTTTTCCCTTCCTGTAGTTTCGCCTTGATGAAGTCTAGTGCGATCTTTATACATTCGAAGGGAACGAAGTTCGGATCAGTTGTGTCAATAAGATTTACTGCAAGATGATTTCCTTTTTGAACGGAGAGATAATTTTTTCCTTTGGGTGCTCCCAGTGTAGTATATCCCAATGTTTGTTGGTGACCTCCGGGACCATACTTACACATTCTTGCTGCTGCCCAACCATCTCTGCCTTGAATTTTTAGATAATCGTTATCATCGCCTACCCAAACAGAGCCGGGATTTTTGTCTTTATAGATTTCTTCCATTGGCTCCTCCCACATGCTCTGCCATTGGGCCGGAGAAACATCCTAGTTAGCCGGAAGTTCTATCACCGGTAATGGAAATTCTCCCGAATGCCCGTGGCGATCTTCTTGGTAATGTAAGTAAGTCTCAATAATTCCAATCCTCTGCCCAAAAAGAAATAGCTCATTATTTTCTTTAGCATAGGTTTGAGACATTTCTTGTTGCTTGGCTTCAATATCTGCCAAGCGTTTATCAATCGCTGTGTTCTGCGCGCTTAACCACCAAGTCATACTAAGTAACCCAAAAAGAAGAGGAGTAACAACTTTGACCCACTCTGGAATACTCTGCTGCCATTTATTTTTAAGTTGCTCTACCATAGTTTCCCCTGTGTTTTTTTTTAAACTACAAAAGAGTAACCTTCTTTAACTCTTTCTTTTCCTTTGCTTGTTGCTGACAAAGTTCAATGAAGTTTCGTATAACTACATTAGCAAAATCTCTTGCAAAATATGCGGCTTCGGGAGGCAGCGGAATAGCTACCCCCCGGAAGTCCCACACGCTTTGAAATTTCTGCGCTTCAACTATGTCTACTTCAAAAGATGCTCCCATATTTCCTCCGAATTAATCAGGAACATCTTATGCCGACTGGGTAACTGTTACTGTGTATGCTTGAGCAACAGGAGTAAGAGCCACGGTAACAGAACCGCTATAAGTTATACCGTCTGGACCTACAGTTGAGGCTGTAATAGTCACGCTAGTCCCAAGATCACCGGCTGGAACCAATGCTACTACAGTAGTTGTATCCGTGCTTTCAGTAAAGGTTACGGTCGCATCAGACGATGACCATGCGAAAGTTGATGTAGTAGGCAGAGCAATAGGCGATCCGTTATCGTTAAGAACTGCTACAAAAGTGCCGGAAGTACCGGCTGAAATATTTCCAAGTGCCATTTGAGTCTCCTGATAAATACTAACTGTAAAACTGTGATGCGCTAATAGCCAACTAATTTTATGGCTAACTTGCTGGAGTAATATGTTGTTTGCTTCTAACAAACTTTCTATGCGATCTATTGTTCTAAAAATTCGCACTATTCCCCTCCCACAAGGCCCGATGCAATATCTGCTAATATCTGCTGCACACGTTGATTGGTTTCTTCAGAGGCAATAAGAATAGCTTCATCTGCGGGAACCTTAACTTTTATTCTCTTTTTAAGGTGAGTTTCAATCCTTTTTAATTCGGCTACCCATGATTTTACAATATCTGGGTGAACTAAAATCACCTTCTTTTTAGCCTGCTCGATTCGCTTTCTTAAATACCCGCGCCTTACTCTTAATCTTTCCTTGTCCCTGTTTTTAAACAACTCTTCGTAAGCTTCATAATATTTCTTCTGGCTTTCTAGAATTGTTGGTGTTGTACGTTTTACACGATGTAACAAACCTTCCTGTACATACACATAGTTGATCGAGGCAATTATTCGACACGCTTCAAGAAGTTCAAGATTTGAAACTCTTGGGTTATCCAGAATCTTTGTCTTTAAGATGTTCTTTAACTCTGTATTCTCAACACGCATCTGGTCCCAAAACTTTTGATCTTCGGGATACTCTGGAATACTGGGGTCAGAAGATACATCCTCTTCAGATTCCTCTATAATATTGTCAATCTCTTCTTGTGTGTTCTTTAATAACACTGGATTTGGTTCTATCATTTACTCCCTCCAGAGTTAAGTGATTTCTTAAATGTAGACTATTTGACACTCTAGTGCTGAATTTGGTGTCCAAAAATGAATACGTGTTCGCTTTTTGTTACTGACAGATACAATCCCTTGTATAGAATACGCCTCTCTTATGCAGACGGCATAATCATCCTTCGACATCACTGCATCCCATGACGGGTGGCTGTGTATGTCTCCAACGATGGTCTGACCCATCTTGCTGGCTTTAATTTTTGCTGCATTTAAATCTGCCAAGTACCAACTGACACTCCCACGAGTCTGTACACCATACTCTGTGGTATAAACAATTTTGGTAACGTCGATTTCATTTACAGACACAATCTTTCCAATCATGTACGCTTGGATTTCTAGAGGAAAGGCCGCTCTCGCTTTTTTCCTAAAGTGATCCAATGCTCCCCGCTTTATCTTCACTCTAGAAAACATCTGGCCCTTTTGCGTCCATGTTATACCGTGTTAAGGGGGAAGAACATTTATCCTTCCCCCACAAAAATCGGGAGTTTTCCTCCCGTGGCCGCAATTTTTAAGCATGTTAAGATGCAGCGGTCCTGTTTAAACTAGTTAAAAAACAAATGAGGAAGCAAAAATGGATGTCCCAAAACAGTTAGCAGCAACAAGGCAGCTAAACCAAGAAAAAACATAATCCTTCCAACATCTGTAACCCTTGCTACCCTTGGATTAATAGGGGTTGGCACTGGAGTTAGCAAATACACCAACAGACCCACAAGACAAATAATGATTGAAAACATTTATTCTCCTATTACATAACCACTGGGGCATTAGATGGAACATGCGCAACTTTTGGATACTGGCTTTCCACTTTAGCAGAAACTACTGGTGTTTCCTTATACTCTGCTACTTTTTGTGAAGATTTTACAGCATATGGCGACTGTGAAGGAAAATTATTCTTTGCCTTCTCTTTAGCGATTAGCTCTTTGGTCGCGGGTGCACTGACTATTGGAACTACTGGTGCGACTACTGGAATAGCAACATTTGTCATTTTGTTTCTCCTATTATTACTCTTTACTTGTCTGACTTGTTACAAAACTATTAGGGACAATTGTATCTGCAACGTGGTCGGAAGGGAAAGAGTTCTCTTGGGCTTTCGCCTGATCCTTGATAGCCTGCCTCATTTCGGCAGCAGCTACGTCTCGGTCTGTGCCATTTAAGTTGTGATTACAAACTGTGGCATGTATCATATACGCGTCCTCTTCCTAACTGTATGGTATACTTCCCATTGCCGCTTAACCCACTCCTGTGAGACGTGGGGGCAATCGTTGGTGGGATTCATATTAATTAACACGGGGATAGTGATGATGGTGATTGTAATGATGATGGTGGTGGGGATGTACAACAACCACTACCTGCGCCTGTGATGCAACTGGAACTGCAAAACAGAAAACTAGAACAAGTCCTAGCAAAAACTTCTTCATATTGTTTTCCATACTACTGATACTCCGTACACCTAAAGGTGGGGATTTCAGACGTTACGCTTATGCGTAACTCTCGACGGCATATCCTGCCGCAGCTAATAGAGTGTTACGAGCCGCATTTATATCGCGGTCGTGCTTCGCTCCACACGAACACACCCATTGCCTTACCGACAGTCCTGCAAACCCTGTAGGTCCAGATAGGCTCCCACATTCGCTGCAAGTCCTGGTGGAATTCTTGGAAGCAACTTCGATAAACTCCGTCTCATCATAAATTTAACAGATTTCCACCTATTCGTCCCTCTGCTCAATTCTTGAGGGAAGAGCATTGCACTCTTCCCCCGCCTCCCATATGATAATAATTCAGACAGCAGGTAGTTGTGGTGACGTTTTCGCGCCTATATTCACAACTAGGAGGAGCCTGCTGCCTTTTCTCTATAATTATTTTCTCTCTATAATTCAATTATAACACACTAAAAATTCCTTGTCAAGTTTTTGGCAGGTAACTCCTTTTGATTCAACCCAACAAAAATATCTGTGTTTTATTTTTATCTTAAGAAATTCCCTTATTTTCAGGAATTTTGAAGACTTTTTTCCATAAATTCTTCTCTTTTGGGTAGTGCTCAACGATTGGGTCAGGCTTTAGTAATTCAATCATCTTTGATCGGGCATTCTGGTTTCCAAAACGAGCTTTCCTAAAATCTTTCCCAACCCAACCCGTCATTAGCTTCATAGTTCTTCCTTGTTAGATGCTCCATACTACACAATGGACTCAATATTTCTATATTGTACCACAGAACTGCCTATTTGTCAAGTTTTATTGCAAAAAAACATAGAAAGTATCTTTTTTAGATAATCCGGATAATCTAACCAAACTCCCCACAACTGATCAGGCTTCGCCAAAACGTACACACCCCTGTTATTACATAGTTGGGGTTTCGGTCACGAACAATATTATTGTAACACGGTAATTGAAATTTGTCAAGTCCATTTTTTAAATATGTCTCCCATAACCCAGATATGTCTTTGATTATAAAAGACTTATTAATTTAAAAATAAAATTTTTTGTAAATAGAGAAAGCGAACAAAAAGCGAAAACACAGAAAATATTAATATATGGTTTTTAATATATTATCAGTTAGTGCCCCTCAAGTGCCATACAGTTTACACTGACTCCCACAGTAACCGTAAATCTAAAGGACTTAGAAGATTTAAATTTTTAAATCTTGACTTTAAAGCCATTCCATGATAGAATGGCTCTATGCTTAATGAAGAACGCATACCATTGATTCTCAATCCCCCGCCCAACATAACGAGAGTTGTTGACGATGAATCAGTAGCAAGTCTACTCAGCTTCCTTTCAACACATAAGGAATATGGGTGGGATACTGAAACAACAGTAGTTAACGACTTCTATTGGCGGCGAGTAAGGACCATACAGTTTGGCAATAATAAGGAACAGTATGTTATTGATTTAAAGGAGTTTTGTGATGGTAGCTCAGATATTCTTTATGATTGTCAAGGTGATTATGGCAAGAATCTTGGCAAAGCCCCCCGGCTGCAAGACCTACTAAACAAACTGGTTCCGTTTGTATGCTCACATGAGATCACTAAGGTCGGCGTGAACTTGGCATTTGAATATCAATGCTTCTATTGGAACTTTGGAATTCGTACTAATGGATTCTATGATTGCATGATGGTAGAAAAATGTATATATTCTGGGTTAGGTGGACAAGCATCTTTAAAGAACTACGGGTTTTACTCTATGGAAGAGATGTTAGGAAGATATTTTTATAAGAGTATTGACAAAACATTACAGACATCTTTTAATCTGGATGATGAACTATCTGACGCTCAGTATGAGTATGCTGCATTGGATACTCGCATCCCATTGGCGATAAAAGCGGTGCAAAATCTAATCACAGCGGGTTGGCTTCCGGGAGCACTGCGTGACGCAGGTTATCCTGAGAAAGCAAAACTGCTTACTGAGTTGGATCAACTTCTTTTGGGAGACAATCTTAGGGAGATTTGCCAGATTGAGAACGATGCAATTGGATCATTTGTGGATATGCACGTTCATGGCGAAAGAATAGATCGAGAAAAATGGCTTGAAAGGGTAGCTAAACGCAAGATTCGATTCACAGAAGTTCTTCATGAACTTGATGAGTATTTTTTGCCGTTGGTCGGCTCAAAAACCGAGAGCATCAGTCAAGAAGAGGTTGATACTCTTGAGGCTGCATGGAAAGCACTAACTGCTCCTAGTCAAAAAGAGATTGAAATAAACCTTATAATTAAGGCCACGCTACGTGAACAGAAAAAAACCGGAATAGTCGATTTAAACTGTGCTTCTTTAGAGGAGAAACTTGTTACGCTTGAGGAGAAGCGTAAAGAAAACAAAGAAAACCTGAAAAAGAAGCATGGGGAGTTAAGAAAAAAGCGTACACAAATTCTTAAGCTGATTGACCAGTGTGAAGGAGATGCACTTATTAATTACAACTCTGGCGCTCAGCTTTTGAAAGTCCTTGTTGAGAATGAGCCGCGTTTGGTTATTAAGGAAAAAGGACAAGATAAGAAATTTACTGGCAAAACCAGGCCAGCAATCGATAGCCTTGATGATGAGGTTATGGAGAAATGGAAGCTAATTGTTCCAATTTTAGGTAAGATACAGGAATATCACGGCCTTGCTAAAGAGATTGGAACCTATGGCGATGCGTGGGCGCAAGAATGGAAGACAAAGCCGAGCAAGGAAGAGGGATGGCTGCACCCCGGCGATGGAAGGCTGCACTCTGAATTTAACCAATATGACGCTGAGACGGGTCGTAGCAGTTCTTCTAAACCTAATGGGCAGAACTTACCGCAGGACACAGAGGTTCGCAGTTGTTTTATAGCCGATCCTCCTGATGAGTCGATACGAATCAGCGATTGCTGTGAAAGCGAAACAGAGTGGAATGGTTCTGCATACTGGTGTAATAAATGTGGGCAAACATGTACAACTCACGCTGAAGAATATGTAATTATCACTGACGATATGTCTGGAGCAGAACTGCGAATTATTGCAGAGGCAGCAGATGACGCCCGTTGGATTGAGGCGTTCTCCAGAGATGAAGATGTACACTCTATGGGAGCAGAACTTCTTTATGAAGTTGAGTGGCCAAAAGAAGCACTTCCGGATTGCGAGTACTTCAAGCTGAATGCTACAGGAACACCGCAAAGGAAGAAATGTAATTGTCCTTTACACAGGGCACGCAGAGGAGACAATAAGAGCACAAACTTCTTGCTAGCATATGGTGGAGGTCCGGGCAAACTTGCTACAGAAATTAAGAAGACTCTGGCACAGGCTAAGGTTCTAATGGCCCTACACGAGCAGAAGAACCCCAATATCTGGGCCTATCTTGAGAAGTCTGGAACCGACGCGATGCAAAAGCAGAAAGCGTTTGATCTCTATGGGAGACGCAGAATTCTTCCTGTCCCAACTAGAGCACGCGCACTAGAAAACTGTAAAGAGTATAATGAAGACAAGCTTCGTTTGCCAATTGCGGACTGTGAGAAGAATGTTGAAACCTTCCTAATAATCAAGAAGAGAAAGCCGAATGCTGGAGAGATGTATGAGCTATCTCATCGCCAGCCGAACGCAAACGAGATTGGAAGAAGCTATTACCAAATGTCAAACGGTTCCAAGCGCCAAGGGAAGAACCATGCTATTCAGGGAACGAATGCCACAATTGCAAAGCTGGCGATGTCTTCCGCTGTTGATGCCAATGGTATACCGTACCTGTGGAATACACTGCCTCTATACAAGGCTAAACTTCTGAAATTTGTTCATGATGAGTTAGTGGTTCAATGTCCAAAAAGATTTGGTAAGATCGTGGCCGAGCTAATCAGCGATGCGTTCAAACGTGCGGCAGCGGTTAAGATGCACAAGGTGGAAATGAAGTCTGAGTTCCATATTGGCAACTGTTGGGAGAAATAATATGAAGAAATCTATTATAAAAAAAATACCGGCAATTGAGGCAGAGACAATGATTCCTTTTCCTCCATTTGACTACAGAGTGTATCTGTTCTTCGTAAACAATCTGGGAGAAGCAGTGAAAGCCATAATTAAACGAGATGGCTTAAACCTAACCGCCCATAGATTAGAGGAAATTTCCGACTCTGGAGGTTTTCACTTGTATTCTACAAATAGAGCCAGAAGTTACCTGTTTCTGCATACCGATGCCCTATCAAATCAAATTGTGCATGAAGCGTACCATACTGTTTCTAATATATTTAGATGGATAGAGGCCGAGCATGAAGAAGAAGTTTTTGCCTATCACCTTGGGTATTTAGTGCAGGAAATCGTGTCAGATCAGAAAAAAATGTTGGAGAAGAGGCAAAAAAGGGCTTGACAAACTAGAAAAGACGTGGTATAATGTACTTATAGTCAGGAAAGGGGTTGCTAGACCATGATAACTAGCTGGTGGAGGGCGTGAATCCCCCGTTGTAGTAACATTAAGGAGAAAATATGGTATTTGAAATTGTGGCAGTAGTAGCCCTTGCAATCGGAGTATATGAATACTTCTCGAACGCCAGCTTTAAGGCGAAGGTAACGGCAGACTTCACAGCGTTGCAAGCAAAGGTTCCCAGTTTTGTTTCAACAGTCAAAGCGGATGTTTCAGCAGTCGTGGCTGACATCAAGAAGTTGTAAGCACTTTAATGTCAACAAGTTTCTAGCCCATGCCTTTCGGTATGAAGGCTAGATTACCGGGCGCAATGCCCGGAGTGGGAATCCTCTGGTGGACGTAGGGCAGGGGCGCGGGGCGGGATTATAAGGGGTTGGTCGCTCCACCAAAAATAAATAGGAGAATAATGGCAGCTAAGAAGAAAGCAGCAAAGAAGGGTCTTGTCGGAAAGTTTGAACGTGAGGACAAGAAGGATGATAAGAAGCTAATTAAGAAGCTGAAGAAAGAGTCAAAGTAGTTTAATCTTCGGGGTTCATCCAAGTGCAGGAGAAGGCTATTAGTATAGTCTAATGTTTAGTGTGGCGGCTAGCACCCCGTTGCGAGTAAGCATGTATGAAGCAATAATTAGTAATATTGGACACGGGTTCGACTCCCGTCGTGTCCACCAATAAAATTTATGGGCACGTCAAGGTTTCGACAGTATTGGTTAAGTGTTGTGGACATGCAGGTAGCCGACTACCTTAACAGCGGAAAACAATAACTGCGAATGAAAATTCAACGTTAATGGAAGCACTTCTTGCAGGAATCACTGTCAGTAATGACAATGAGACTAGCAACGAAATGTTGCCAGAATTGGTTAATGTAAGTTAACCTGAGATTGGCCCACTTGGAAACAGAACGGGCCATTAAGATTTAATGAGCCAGCGGTGCTAACATGACCACCAGCATGAGGATAGGAGATGAAAAATACTCCATCCGGGGTATAGTGCAGAAAAACATGTTTGACAGTTTGCAGAGGGCCGAAAGAGGAAATCTGCTAAATTTATGGTGAGGTTGGCAGAGAGGTTTAATGCGCTGGACTGTGAATCCAGTTTTCGCACGGTTCGAATCCGGCACTTCACCCCAGAAAGGAAGATATGACTACATGGTTTTTGGAAGATGAGGGTCGAGCACCCCGTATGGATGTAGGAGCACGTCAAGCAGGTATCAACAAACTTGCACGACAAAAGAAGTCTAGCTCTACAGCGGGAAGCAATGCTGGAAAGCCCTGCAAGTTTCGTGTACAATGTCCTGTGTGTCCAATGGAAGGTGGAGACACAATGTATGCCTTTGTGCAGAAGCGGGACAAAAAGACAATGTGCAGAGCAGGGCATCCAATTGATTGTTCCGGAGGTTGTAAGTAACAGTTTCGGGGTAAGGTGTTATGGCAGCATCCGGGTTCTGGAAACCTGTGGTCGTCGTCCGATTCGACGTACCCCGACCAAGTTTAGGGGAGTAGAGAAGTGGCCTATCTCGCCGCCCTCATAAGGCTGAAATCGGTGGTTCAAATCCACCCTCCCCCACCACTATGTATATGATACAAATCTTACATGAAACGGTATATAATACCGGGCAATTAACTCAATGGTAGAGTGCCACTTTTACAAGGTGGAAGTTGCTGGTTCAAGTCCAGCATTGCCCACCAAAGTAACTATGCGAGTATGGCGGAATTGGCAGACGCGATGGGTTTAGAACCCATTGAGCAATCATGGGGGTTCAAGTCCCTCTGCTCGCACCAAAACACATTCAGGAGGATGCAATGAAAACAACAACGACAGAGATACTCAATAAAGAAGGCAAGGTAATCAAGCGGGTAACAGTTACAGAAGACGAGCAGGTTCTAGCGCCGCCAACATATCCGATGCCGTTCTATCCCGTTTACACTCCACAAACGATGCCTCTTTATGATCCTAGGCCCGATATAGGCCCACCCATCATCACTTGCAATTACTAGACAACAACCAAGATTGTCCGGCGCTATGAACCTGTAAAGGGATGGATAGACGAGAGATTTTCGGGGGCCAGCCGAAACACGGACAATAAAATTGCCCAAGTAGCCCAACTGGAAGAGGCAACGGCCTTAAAAGCCGCACAGTGTGAGTTCGACTCTCTCCTTGGGCACCATGTCCACAATATGTTAGCGAGAAGTCTATCTAAAATAATCCCCGAAAGGGTATTGCTTTTTTATGTGGTATGTGATACAATGGTTATTAATGGAGGGTTGGCCGAGCGGGGAAGTGGCCGAGTGGTTGATGGCTCCGGTCTTGAAAACCGGCATACCCGAAAGGGTATCGTGGGTTCGAATCCTACCTTCCCCGCCAAGAAAGGAGCAATATGGGAACGTTTACAGTAGGGAAACAGCCGTGTGATAACTACAAACCCCAGATAGAAGGAAATGGTTATGCTATTTGGGAGAATGTGCATGAGTGTTTTTGTGGATATTCAGCGGGAAAGACATGTGGAAAGCTAGTAAGTTTTTGTTTGAATTGTAGCAGTGACCATCACGAAGATGGTTATGAAAACTGTCAATGTGGTGGGAAAGGTTTTGAATAGAAAGGAAAGGACAAAATAATGGCAGATATTAAGCAAGCCGCGAAATGGATGCAAGAAGGGAAGCGGGTAAGGCGTCCTAAATGGCCTCCACTATATTGGTGGCTGATACCGAAGAGATTTCCTGTAGTTCAACTCCACTCCCCCAAGGGTGCTACACAGGACGCCATGATGGGTGCAGACGAATTGCTCGCAGAAGATTGGGAGATTGATGAAGGTTTTGAATAGGAAGGAAATATGAACAACTGTTGGCTAACTTCCGATGAGCACTATGGACACAACAACGTAATAAAGTTTTGCAATCGTCCATACAAAGATATTGAGGAAATGAAAGAGGGGTTGATTGAAAACCACAACTCTGTTGTGAAGAAAGGCGATCTTGTCTATCATCTTGGAGACATTTTCTGGAGAACTATTCCACTATTAGAAGCAGTTAGTATTGTTAAAAGACTTAATGGGCAGCATTATTATGTGAGAGGTAATCATGAAGAACTAATCGACCATAACAAGAACTTGAGAGACTTATTTATTTGGAACAAAGACATCGCAGAGATACACCCTGCCGGGTTCCCCAAGATTGTGCTTTGTCATTATGCATTGAGAACGTGGAATGGGTCAAACAGAGGATCGTGGCAGCTTTACGGCCATAGTCACAATGGTTTATCAAGAAGTGTTCAAGGGGTTACACGAGAAGAGTCTGCATTGTCTCTAGATGTTGGTGTAGATGCTTGGAATATGTTCCCAGTATCTTTAGATGAGATAGCCCTCAAGATGAAAGAGATTCAAGATGTTATGAAAGACGTACCGAATACGTTCCCACAGGGAATGACTAGGAGCGAAGAATGAAAATAGCAGCATTTAGCGATACCCACGGATTACACAAGAATGTAAAAGTTCCAGACGCAGATGTGGTCATCTTTGCTGGAGATCTGATGAATGCGGGGTATCGTATACAAGAAGCTGCGGATTTCGCAGCTTTTTGGAATAAACTTCCTCATGTGTACAAGATACTAATCGCCGGGAATCACGACAGGTTATTTGAAGATGAGGAGATAGAATGTCTTAGTCTTTTTAGAGAAACCATCTACCTTAAGGATTCTGGAGTAACTATTAATGGAGTAAATTTTTGGGGAAGTCCTTATCAGCCTAAGTTCAACAATTGGGCATTCAATGTTCAAAGAGGACCAGAGATTGAAAAGCATTGGGATAAAATACCTCGTGATATGGATATTCTTATAACACACGGACCGCCTTTTGGTATTATGGATGAAGTAGGAGAGCTATGGGGAGTAGCACATGTAGGCTGCGAAGAGTTGTTAACTACGGTTAAGGTTGTTAGACCTAAACTTCATATCTTCGGGCACATCCACGCAGGGGCAGACCAAGGTGGAGTCTTAGTTGGTGACAATGAGTTAGCAGGAACTGTTTTCTATAATGTGTCGATATGCAATGAGCAGTATAAACCAGTTAATAAGCCACATCTAATTGATTTTAAGTTAAATCCAGTTCGCATAACATAGGGGTATGGCGTACATATAATATAAAGATGATAATCAACCTAAGTTGAATGAGCCAGTGCATTTGATCCAAGATCAACTTAAGTAGATCATGAGAATGTCAAATAGTTACAAGATCAACCAAGGTGGATCGTGTAGATAACTATAGACTAGTAGGAAGTTCAGATTTTAAACAAGGAGGAATATGTACGAACATATGAGTAGTTACTGCACACCACGGAGATGTGTAGAGTGCTTACAGCCAGCGTCCTTTTGGCGCTTCATTACAGGAAGGTTTGGTAAGAACCTTTCTTCACGTCAACCGGTGTGCGAGAAGCACGTCGGAGCTACCGAATCAAGCGAAGTACCTAGTGAAGTACCTAGCGAAGTACATGCCGAAGGAGAAAAATGAGTGAACAACAAGTTGTATCTGCCTATGAATCTGTAACTTCAGAGGAGTTTGCCAAGATTCTTAAGCAAGAGTGGATCAAAAGGACGGGCAACACAGAAGAGGCGTCGTTCAACCAGTTGTGTGAGTTCTCAAAATCTCTGCTTGCGGACATTACAAGGCTAGAAGGAGGTAGGAAATAAAGATGCTCGAACACATTCTTTACGTTGCTTTGGCAATAGTTTCTCCGACTACATCGGTAGTGAAAGCTACTCCCCATGCTGTCCATAAACCATCAGGGACAACCTACGCTACCTTCTACAATAGAAAGAGGGAAGGAAAAATCATGGCGAATGGGAGGCCATATGATAGGAACGAGTACTCAGCATCATTCAACGGATGGAAGCTTGGGACTCTGGTTAAGATTACGAACCTAAAAAATCATGCGGCTATTCATGTACGGATTACCGATAGGAAGAAGTCAAACTGGAGCATCGATCTGTCTGAAGTAGCCTATAATGCTCTGGGACTTCGGAAGGAGCAGGGGATAGGGTTGGTTTCTGTGCAAAGAGTTAGGGAGAACTAAGAACTAAGAACTAAGAACTAAGAAGGAGGAGAAGTATGATAATTAGTAGGAATGATTATGAGAGATCATGGCAACCGGGTATGCCAGCTTATGCAGGTGTGCAGGTTGGTTATGCAGGAGGGTTTAAGAACCACGCAGAGTCAGGACAGAAGGCGGCAGGACTGACAGGGGCAGCACAGACGGAGTCAGGACAGGATGCTGGTAATATTTCCGCAGGAACTTCGGAAAAGAGCACAAGCAAGAGTACAAGATTGCTGCACGCTCTCAAGCATACATGTGGCTCCGCCTATTCATGCTGTCACCCACTCCAAGACACTAGGAACTTCGGAGAGATTAAGTCTCCCAAGGGTCTGAAAGTCTATGTGCGAAGTGGTACCGGTGTGTTACCCGGAATGGAAGAAGGATTCTTTGGGGACAATCATGAGGTACATCCCCATGCCCCCGACGCTGTCCCCGACGCTGTCCCTAATGGCTACGCCCATAGTTTACCAAGACCGGGAGATAGGCGCAGCCATGAGAATCACTCTACTCCGTGGTCTACAGGGTTGGTTATGCGTCTTGTCTCCGTAATAGATCAGCAGCAACACGAACTCGATCAGAAGGAGGAAGAGATTGCTAGCCTAAGGATGAAAACATATACGCCACTATCCCGGTGTCTTGTTGATTAGTAATAGGCGTAGCCATTTGTAAGTCACTGACTGTATTATACTATCATACCACCTTTAAAATTAGTATAAACTCTAAAAGAATAGGGTACCTTTCTTAAAAAGATTGGTACCCTATTTTTGTAGTATAGTACCTTATATATAAACTATTGAAAACAATATCTGTTCATGCTTATGCCGGGTCCGTTTCCGTGAGTCGTGCGGGTACGGCGGAGACCCGTACGGCATCCGTGTTTAGCAGGGTTGGTTACGACCTAAGACCTGCACTTTCAGTGACTTACAGATTACTAATCAATTAGTTGCCCATTCCGGTCTTATCGTTTTGGTGCATCCTACTTTTTGCTCTTAATTCTCCTCTTCCTCGTAAGTCGTAGAAAATACCGGGCTTACAGCACGATGTAAACAATACAGGGTAATGTTGACATTTTAAAAAGGAAAAAGTATATGCGAATATTCGTATATACTAATTTTCAGCGTATCAACTTTACTTTCATGCTATCAACATATTCATCCTATCAACTTTACTTTCATCCCATCAACACTCAACTAACAACCTATGTACGGCATACATATAAGCGTAGCTATAAGCGTAACCATTGGACAGGGAGCATACTGGTCTATTGCATTATGGTCTACTGCATCTATGCCGGGTAGCAGGACAACAGGATAGTCGCATACAGGATTATATACACTCATACAAATAGAGCGACAACTAGTGACCGCGTATCGTATACCGATTGACCGTGATCAGCACTTGACCTGTAGCGCGTCTATCTACTCTCTGACACCTTATCTATGCCGATAATTAGTGACCGCGTATAGCGTACCAGTGTGTTCTATGTGTCCCTTTGTGCCGCATTGGACTATGTAATTTTTGCATAGCAGTTTTTGACTACGACCTGATATATACCCTACCAGGGTATACTATCAACTGATACCCTACCAGGGTATGGACTTCATAACTTGTTTATTATCAATAAAACTGTTTACTAATGTATAACATTCGATGAAGTGTAATAAATGTTTGCATTAGTATGATTACATTAGACTTATATCTTGCTATGTTTACTCTTGTATAAATATCGCTCTATCGCTCTGTATGGCTTGTCTGTGCCCTTTGTCTCGTTTTTGGTCACCGCGTATCGTATACGTGCCTTGCAGGAGCACACGGAGGATTTTAAAAATCAAAAAGTGAATGTAAACTATTGAATACAAAGAGGATACATACGATTCTATCAGAATAGGCGAAGTAATGGCGAAGAATAAACGAACGAAAAGCGAATATAAATGGTCCGTGGCAGATACACTTTATTAAAAGATATTTGATGGTATGAACACTATGAACACCTTGTATCCTATTATATGAAAATAGTTCTTGACAACATATTCTGAGGACATGCTATTCTGGTAATGCAAGACAGAGAGAGAGGAACACAAGTGACAGTTGCAAGTTTCCTGAACACTCCGCACAGTCGCAGTGCATTGCGCACCGTATGTGCCGATCATCTTAGGATAGGCGACTATCTGTTAGATGATAGCGAAGTAATCCAGCGCATCATCGGCCCATCCGCTGATAACGTTTTAGGCGTGATTTTCGTGGATGGTAATTGTCACCATTTTCGGGGCGATGCACTAATTACCATTATCCGTTAACAGTCAACCGCGTATCATATACGCTTGAAGGAGAAAAATGATCGTTCCCATTCTTTTCGGATGTACTTTGTATTTTATCATCCTTGCAATTGCAGACCTAATGAATGGATGCCAAAAACGCTAACGCGTATCGTATACGCTCTAACCTGTATCATGGAGAATGAAAATGACTAATCGAATCTTTTACGCTGTAGTAGTCAATGGCAAGGAAACTAACAAGCGCGTACGGTATACCGATGCCGTTAAACTTGCTAACGAGTTACGCGCTAAGCATGGCACATATGCAGTATGGCTTCGCCAGCACCTTGAGTTGATTCCTTCACTGTAGTAATCAACCGCGTATCGTATACGCTCAGAAGAATGGAGTAGAACAATGGAATTTTTGAAAAGCTTCACAGCCGCGCGACAAGTATCAACTCCACTTGTCGCAGTGCGAACGTTTGACTCTAAGTCCACGGTAGACGCTATTCGCTCGCTTTTCACCGATGATATTCCACCATTGATTTTATGGGATTGTATCAATGGCTTTCAAGCCATTACTCCCAAGAGCAAAAACGTATTGAATACGCTTTTCTCTGTGCTGGAGTCTACACCCGTAGCGTCTGAAAGCTTGATCGAAGCGCTACGCTTAGTGAGTAAGAAAAATGTGCAAGAAGTCCCTGTAATTGGAGACGACTGCATCATTTTCTTGTCAAATACTCATCTTCACTGGTCTGACTCAAACGTGATTCAAGCTATCTGGAATCTTCGCAACGACTTCAAGGCACACGGTAACATGCTAGTTATGCTTTGTGGACAGGGAGCTACACTTCCATCCGAGTTATCCCATGATGTGTTAGTGCTAGATGAACCGTTGCCGACAAGAGAGACACTCGAAAACGTGGTATGCGATACGTTCAAATGCGCCAAACTACCGGAACCTAACGCCGATGAATTACTCAAGGCAGTGGACGCCTTGATTGGACTGCCTTACTTTCCCGCCGAACAAAGTGTCGCCATGAGTATTGACATTGAACACAAGAGTCTTAATGTCGAGGAGTTATGGAGTCGTAAACGTCAAACGATAAACCAGACTAACGGTTTATCAGTGTCCAATGGTAAAGAGTCATTAGACGCTATCGGTGGACTCCAGACCATTAAAGCTTATATGCAAGCTTTGCTCACAGGCAGGGAGCAACCGCATTGCATTATCTTCATCGACGAGATTGAAAAAGCTTATGCAGGGAGTAGCACAGACACAAGCGGAGTGAAACAAGAACTAACACAGAATATGTTGACTTGGATGGAAGATACAAAAATGCGGGGTGCATTGTTTATCGGAGTACCGGGTGCAGGAAAATCGCAAATAGCGAAAGCTATCGCTGCATCGTATGGCATACCGTTTATTAAGTTTGACCTTGCCGGTATGCAGTCAAGTCTTGTCGGTTCGTCCGGGGCCAACCTCCGCGCTGCAATTGCTACTGTAGACGCGGTATCAGACAAGCGGGTACTCTGCATTGGCACGTGCAATAGTATTGACGCCTTGCCTCCTGAATTGCGCTCTAGATTCCGTGACGGCATTTTCTTCTTTGACCTGCCAACAGACATAGAGCGTGCATCAATATGGACAATTCATCGTGAGCGTTTTAGTATCCCGGTATCAGATACACTCCCATCTGACAACGGATGGACAGGCCGCGAAATTGAAGAGTGTTGCTCTAAGGCATACCGTCTTAAGCTATCACTTTGTGACGCTGCTACGTATGTCATACCGGTGTCACAGTCGAGTGGTACGCTAATCGATGGATTACGCCGTGACTGTGCCGGGAAGTATTTGTCGGCAAGTTATCCCGGCATATACCAGTATGCTGAGCAAGTGTCTAGTGTCTCTACAGTGTCAGAGACAAGCGGAAGAAAAATCAGGTAAGACAGCGGAGTGTACAGCGTACACTCAGAATGGAGAAAAAAAAATGAATCAACTTGATGCTATGATAGGATGGGAAAACGGTGAATTAGACAAGGATGAAACAGTTGCTCTTTTCCAAGATCTTGTCAATTCTGGTCTAGTGTGGCAGTTACAAGGATGCTATGGGCGCATGGCAGGAGCATTAATCGATGCGGGCTTAGTTTTCCTAAACGAGGTGTCACAGTGAGTAAGTATTCCGAAAACAAAACGCAGTTTCATGATGCTGAATTGTTATGTCTTGCACTGCAAGACATGGGCTTTACTATCGCGCAGATTGAGCGTAACACTAACCCTCAACTTATGTACGATTTTTGCGGGCGCGTAACTACGTATCTTGATGCATCCGGCGATAAGGCGGAGATTATCATTCGCCGAAAGCATGTTGACTCTGTCCTAAGTGGCAGTTCTTCGAATGACCTTGGATTCCGCAAGGATACAAAAACTGGATTGTACGGTGCGATAATCTCAGAGTATGATTCTCATTATGCAAATAAGGCATGGTTAACGCGTCTAGCAGTATCGTATGCAAAGCATGGCATTATGCGGCAAGCTGCTAGTAAGGGTATGCGCTTAGCTTCAACTACTCAAAAAAACGGCAAGATAACCTTGCAGTATCTTGGAGTGTAGGAACATGGCGAAAATGATTAAAATTGTGATCGACGAATCAGACGCATCTTTTAGTGTAGACTTGACAGGATTCCACGGTCAAGGCTGTGACGACGTTGTTAAACTTTTTGCGGAGATTGGGGAAACTACGAAAGTAATCAGTAAACCCGAGTACCGTGAAACGAATCTGACAAGTGTGAAAGTAGGACGGTAATGCAAACTTACCTTTTCACCATTGATGAAAATGCTGTGACTCGTTTTCTAGTTAACGATATGACAAGAGGATTTTTGACTAGCGATTCTCTTGTTAAACGCGCAAGTCACATTGAACCGGTATGCCATACACTGCGCGTTATCTTTTACGCGTTACGCGCATTGTTTGGCGATGCCGGTAGAGTGTCAGAGTATACGCGTACGTGGCATTGTCTATGGAGAATCAATCTAACACCTGTCCACGGTCCCATCATTCCGATAGATTTTCGGTCACGGTCACTGGCTATGGAATTTGAGGTATCATGGCTAAACGAGAATTTTTTGTAAGCTAACCCGTGCGTTACGCGCACAGAAAAGGATGAATGAAAATGACTGCTAAAATCACAGACGCAACGAAAATAATTGACAAGACAGTTTTTCTCCGCACTGCTTTCCACGTGCTAGGTAACACAAAAAAGGTTTCCAACAGTGTGCTAGCATCTAACAATTCTGCGAATACTCGTCTTGTGAAAATCCAGAAGACTCTGCTAGAGTCTAAAGAATTGGATGCGATACGTTCTGCCGATGGACAGATGCGCGCATACCTTTACAACGTGTGTTTGCCGTATGGAGACATGGGTATCCTACTCTTGTCTCGTGAACTGGTAGATTCTGTAACGGACCGATGCGAAGCTTTCATAGACGAGCGTAACGAATTGGTTAATGCGTTTATCGAAGCTTATCCTGCACTGTGCGACAATGCGAAGAATGAACTAGAAAAGCTTGCACACGAGTTGGGACTTTCCGTGGAACTGCTATACAGTGCGGCGGATTACCCATCTGTGCAAAGCTTGAAAAGCTTTTTCTCGTTTGAATACCAGTATTTTTCTTTCAGTGTGCCCGCTGGCATGAATGAAGAGACATATCAAAAAGAAGTGAGCAAGGCACAGGCAAAAATCGAACAGGCAGTAGAAGGAATTGTCTTAGCACTGCGCGAGAATTTTTTTGAACTGGTAAACCACTTGCAGACGGCTCTCGAACCCAATGCAGACGGAAAGCCCAAGCGTCTATTCGCCAGCACGGTCACGAATCTACAAGATTTTTTGGACACATTTAAGGCGCGAAATGTTACGAATGATGCAGATCTCGATGCGCTTGTGAATGAAGTACAAAAAATCATTCATCCAAACTTATCGGTGGATGTGATCAAAAAAGATGAAAGCTTCAAGACCTCTATCCATGAGAAAATGGAGGATATATCCGGAAAGCTTTCCAAACTAGTCGAGATCACTCCGGGAAGAAAATTCAGAGGAGTAGATTAAAATACAGGTGAATAATTATTAGAGATCATTAGAATACTTGCCCGGACTGCTTTTACAGGGTCCGGGCTTTTTTGTCCCTAAACCATCATGGACAAGGCACGACATTGACCTGTAGCGCGTCCGGGACCGTGGATGGTGGTAAACCATCATGGGCAAGGCACGACGTTAGCCTGTAGCGCGTCCGGGACCGTGGATGGTGGTAAACCATCATGGGCAAGGCACGACGTTAGCCTGTAGCGCGTCCGGGACCGTGGATGGTGGTAAACCATCATGGGCAAGGCACGACGTTAGCCTGT